AAAAAAGTTAATATTTATGCCATACGCTCCAAAGAGATTGGAAAATTAAATCAGGAAGAAAACAATTCAATTGATTTGCAAAATTATGGTTCGATTTTGATTGAGCTTCGAAGTTTTGCCCAAAAGGTTGGCGGAATTGATAAACTGCTTGAATTTATCAATTTGTTAAAAGAATTGAAAAATTAATTCACATATTAATTTTAAAAAAGCGTAGATTTTTCTACGCTTTTTTTTTATAATTGGTGTATGAATGATGTCATATTTAGAATCGAAAGATACAGTCAAAAGATTCTAGCAGAGTTGGATTGCATGTCAAATTACCAATATGTTTCCAAAGACATTTTGATAATTGTCCACAATCAGCTTTTTTATCTTAAAAAATGTGTCGAATCAATTAGAAAAAATACAAAAAATTATCAAATTTATATTTGGAATAATAATTCAGATCAAGAAACAAAAAGTTGGATAGAAAGTCAAAAAGACATAATTTGTTCTCATCATGATCAAAATATTGGTTTCATCAAGCCAAACAATGAATTGATGAAAATTTCTAAAAATCCATATGCAATTTTATTGAATTCTGATACCGAAGTGTTGCCAAACTGGGATAAGGCAATGATTGGTCAAATTCAACAATATGGCTATGCACAAGTTGGATATCTTGGTGGAAAAATAAACGAATCTGGTAAAGGAACAATTTTTAATTTTGGCAGCGATATTGATTACATTTGTGGTTGGTGCTTTTGTATTCCTAGATTTATTTATGAAAAATATGGTTTGTTTGACGAAGAACATTTACAGTTTGCCTATTGTGAAGACAGTGATTTTTCTTTAAGACTGACAGAATTCAAGGAAAGAATTTACGCTTTACATCTTGGATTGGTAACACATCATGAAAATAAAACGATTAAAGAAGTCATGAAAACTATTGATTGTGAGTCTAGCTTTACTCATAATCATGAAATTATAAAAAAAAGATGGTCTCATAGATTTTTAAAATCTTAAATATTGCTTGATGTTAAGGTTCATGGTATAATATTTTTTTATTTCACGGAGGATTGTTGAATGTCTAAAGTTTTTTATTGTGAGTTTTGCGAAAAGAATGATGCTGTTATTATTGAGGGTGCATCATTGGCAAGGCCGAGAAATGGAAGAAAAAAAGGTGATAGGGCTTACATTTGTTCGAATTGTATAAATTTAATGCATGTATCTTTGTCCACTGCAAACCCCGATGATTTTAAAAAGTCATCAAAATTAAAAAAAGAAATTCAATTTTCTGAAAAGATTAGTCCTAAAAAGGTTGTCGAATTTTTAGATCAACATGTTATAGGTCAAGATCGAGCAAAAAAACTGTTGGCAATTGCTGTTTGTAACCATTATAAACGCATAAACGATAAGACCAATCAATCGAAAATTCCAAAAAAACTTCAAGATGTAACGATAGAAAAATCCAACATCTTATTTTTAGGGCCGACAGGTTGTGGAAAAACATTACTCGCAAAAACCTTGGCCAAATTTCTTGGAGTTCCATTTGCTATCGGAGATGCCACAGTCCTTACCCAAGCTGGATATGTTGGAGAAGATGTTGAAAATCTTATAGTTAAACTTCTTCGTGAAACAAATTATGATGTTGATAAGGCACAAATGGGAATTATTTACATCGATGAGATAGACAAAATAGCCAAAACATCAAAGAATATGTCGATAACAAGAGATGTGAGTGGAGAAGGAGTTCAGCAATCACTTCTTAAAATAATAGAGGGAACAGTTTGTAATGTTCCGCCCCAAGGAGGAAGAAAGCATCCAGAGCAACATTTTATACAAGTCGATACATCAAACATACTTTTTATATGTGGCGGAACTTTTGTTGGTATTGAAGATACAATCAGAAGAAGAATTGGAAAAAGTAAAATTGGATTTGTAAATTCAACAGGTGTTGAAAATTCAGATCATGAAATTCTTAAAAGCGTCACTGATGAAGATTTTATACAATATGGAATGATTCCTGAATTCGTAGGAAGATTGCCAATACAAGTTGCTTTGGATCATATGACTGAAAGCCATTTAATTTCAATTTTGACTGAACCTAAAAATTCAATTTTAAAACAATATCAAAAATTATTTTTTTATGATGATATTGATTTGAAATTTACCGATGGAGCAATAAAAGAAATTGCAAATGTGGCTTTTAAAAAGGGAACAGGGGCAAGAGCTTTAAGGTCGGTTGTGGAAAATTTCATGAGCGACATAATGTTCAACGCTTCCGACAATGACTCTAATTCAATTACAATTGATGAAATGTTAATTAAAAAGGTTTGAAAAACACAACAGAACAAGTGGTACAAAAATATGAAAATATATAGTATTTATATAAAAAATAAGTCTTATGATTGGATGAATCAATACAAGGATGAAGGTCATGAGATTGCCATTCTTGGTGTTGAACCTTTGATTTCAGAAATCGAAGGAATACCAACAATAGTGGATGACATTTACAAGACACTAAGTTTTACAAAAGATCCTGTGATATTAACAGATTCGTATAAAGATATAAAAAATATTGACTTTAAAGATAGGATTATTGTCAATGAGGTTTTTCAAGAAGATAAAAAATTATTGGTTTTTCCAATAGTAAACATTTTAAAACAAGTTTATTTCTATGAATATTTTCAAGAAAGGCTTGTTTATGATGTTGGTTTTATATTTGCACCTCAAATGTTTTGGGAGCAGGTTCGTAGAATATACGCCAAATGGCTCGTTCATGATTTTATAGAAAACAAAAATTATAATCATGAGTTAATTTGTAATTTTTGTTTATCTTTTTATGAACATAAAGTAAGTCTCATTGAAAGGTAGCAAATTATGGAAGATTATCATTTGATTTTTGTTTATGGAACCTTAAAAAATGGCCATTCAAGGCATTATATTTTGGAAGAACAAAGATACATAGGAATTGCTAAAACAATCGGGCAATATTTTATGTTTAAAACAATTTCGTATCCATGTTTGGTCGAGTCGAAAGATAAATTCGCTGGTAAAAAAATATATGGGGAATTATACGAAGTAGATACAGAATGTTTGCGTGTTTTAGATGATATTGAAGGGGTGGAATACAATGTTTTTCAAAGGCGTGAAATTCTATTGGATGAAATCACAATTGTAAATTTGCCACTTTTTAATGAAACTCTTACTAAATTATACAGGAAGACTGCCGAAGCTTATTTTTATCAAAAAGATGTAAGCGGGTGCAAAGAAGCTGGATTTTTTTGGCCCATAAGGTGATTGATGGAAATTTTACTAACAATTCTTATAGCATTATTCATATTTGGTTTATCGATTGGATATTTGTTACTTTCAATTCTAATGACAGAAAATAGAAAACTTAGAAACTATCAGCAAAAAACATTGCAAGAGTATTTAGAATTGGCGACTATGGATCAGTTTTTTGAAGAAATTAAAAATCGTGAAACACCTTTAATTATAATAAAAACATCTACTAATGGAATATTAGTAGATTGCTTTAATATACCGCCAGCTTTATCTATAAGTATACTAGAATCATCTGCCGATCTTGTACGAAATAAAATAAAAAAGGAAATGGAAGATTTGTAATAGATTTATCTTGCAATATTAAAATTTATAAATTAAAATAAATCATGTTTATTTTTATAATTTAGAGGTCTAAAAATGCAAGCGATTGAAGAAAGGAAAGAATCTATATTAAAGACAAACTTAAAGTATTTTCATCATGTTGATTTTGATAAAAAGATTACAAGTAAAAAAATATTAGGCGATATACCAGACAAACATAAATTCGATTTGGAATCAAAGAAAGTTTTAAATCTTAGAAATACAAACAAACAACCAGAAATGAGACCTTGTTACGAAGAGCCTCTTCTAACGAGGGAACAAGAATATCATCTTTTTAAACAACTTAATTTTCTCAAATTCAAAGCTAAAAATTTAATTGAAAAATTGAATTGCAAAAAATCAATCAAAACAAAAATAGAAAAAATAGAAAATCTCCAAATTAAAATATATGATTTGCGTAACAAGATAGCAAGTTCTAATTTTCGTTTGGCAACACACATTTTGAAAAACGATTTTAAAAGTTATAGAGAAAAACGCAATCTGGATAACTATTTGTCAGATGCTTATATGGATGTGATAAAATCTGTTGATTATTTCAATTACACTCTTGGAAATAAGTTTAGTACATATTGTGTTTGGGTTCTCCGTAAAAACTTCTTCAGAATGATTAATCTTAAAAAAAATAAAAAAAATGAATTTTATAGTATTGACGATAATCAAACAGAAATTCAAAATTCGGCAGAAATATTCCTTACATCAGAAGTGCATCAAAAAGAAAATGCAATATTTATCAATCGTGTTATTGAAACTGCAAAAAAAAGACTTAATACAAGAGATATCAATAGGCAGATTTTAATCATTGAGCATTATTTTGGAATTAATGGAAAAGAAAGAAAAAATCTTGAAGAAATAAGCGGTTTATTGGAAATAACGAAGGAAAGAGTAAGGCAGTTAAAAGAGAAATTTTTGATTTCTATGCGTGAAACTGTAAGGAACACGGATTGTAAAAATGTACTCTAATAAAACAGAAATTGAATATTCAAGCTCCAAAGATTGGGGCGAAGATGCGATTGTTAAGATAAAAGAATCTGAAATAAATTATTTGAAGTATAAAAATCTTTATTCAAAAAAAGATAAAAAAGACAAGTATTTATTTGCTGCCAATATACAAATCCCAGAAAGTATAAATTTACCAAACATATTTATACTTGAAAAATGGCAAAGGCCAAGAATATGGATTACAGGAAGAGGTAAGAAAATTGAAATTGCTGAGGATGATGCATATGATAATTTTCAAAAAATAAAATCTTGTAATCATGATTTTTACAATGAAAGTCAAAATGATTTGGTTGGCGATGGCATTTGTAGAAAATGTAAGGTTTTTGTTCAGGAATATTTTATAAATCAAGATATTAGAAAATCAAAGTATGAGTCTTTAGAATTACATAAAGATGATGTGTTTTTTGGAAACATCCCATTAAAAAATCATTTGTACTCCATGACACAGGAGGCTGCATATGATATAAATTTAAAACCAAATGAAAAAGTAGATTTAATGTGCGCTGGATGGTTACACCATTCAAATGGACAGCTACATTCAAATGATTGTGTCGAAAATATTTTGAAATATTTCTACTTAGAACCTAAAAAAATGTACGAATCTTTAATTCTTCAATATTATGATTTGGTAGATAACATTAAAATCCTTGTTCAATTGAATAACAATCATGAAAAGTTAAATAAAATAAACGAGGATGCAAAAGTTTTACTCCGAGAAATGGAACAAAAAAGTTTGCCAAATGCTTATTTTTTGCAGTCTTGGATATTAATGGCAGACCAAACACTTCTTATTTCTGCGAATAATTTTTGAAAAATATATTTTCCCCACCTTACTTTTAAATTTATTTCCATATAGTGACCTTAGCGATGGCAATGGGCCAGAGCAACAAATGGTTATAATATGAGGTAATGTATCATGGCTAAAAAAGCCACAAAGTCTGTGTCTGTATCCAAATCTTCTACTACAGAATCTGTAGCAAGTGTTTTAGAATCTTTAGTTGCATCTCTCCCTCCAATCACCCCAACAGTAAAGGGCAAGGCTTCTAAGTGGAAAATATCCCTAGACGAAGAAGCACAAGAGGTGTTTACTCGTTGGATTTCTGCAAAAATTGTAGCTGAACCAGTTATGCAGCGATTAGAAAATTCAAAAGACATTTTGAATGAAATATGTCTACAAGAATTTTGTATAAAATATTTTGAATCTAGATCAAGACCTTCTAATCCCCAACTACAAACTGAAAAAAATAACACTGTTGACCATACCGCAAGTTGGTTGTTTACCGATAAATTTAAGGTAAAGCTCCCAGAAGTTGCTGAGGGACTTGATGCAAAAAGTGTTTATATTTCGGCATTTACTGATTCTGGCCTACATCCGCATGATGCCGAATCTTTGGTAAATAACGAATTAATTTTAAATCCAGTAATTGGTGTTCGCCCTATTACTGATCTATTGACTGGTCATTATGGAAGTGGTAGGGAATTTGTGCCAGCGACTGAGATTGAAAAATCTGCTGGTAAAAAGCTAGCTATATTTTTAACGGCATCTGGAAAGACAACGATTGAAGGTCTTACCGATGATGAAAAGATCGCTCTTATTCATCGTGATTCTGGTGTCACTGTTAGGGATGGATTTTTGGAAAGGGTCTGTGCATACGCAAAGAGTGTGGATCAATTGATCGCAATCTTTAATTTAATCAGACCAGTATCTTATCCCGCATATCCAAAGTTTGCGGTTGGCGATAATCCAGTCGAACAAAGCAATCGAAAAATTGCTGCTGCTGCTGATATTCTTGGTACAAACGCAGATTAATTTTTGAACGAATAAGAATCACAAGTCATCTTGATTTGTGATTCTTATCAAAAATATATTTATGTAATTTTACATTGATGGGAATCGTATGAAAATTCTTGAAAATACTTTATCTTTAGAAATAGACATTTGGGAAGACCCTGGTGATTATCCATCGAATGCAGGGCAATTTCCTTTGCCTAGTAGTTACCAATTAGAAGATATTACAGGACATTTAATTATTCAAATTGAGCCATCTGATCGAGAAATGGATGGTTGGCATGAACAGGGAATAGAACTCAATTTGTGCATGATGATGGAAGATCATAAAATTACTGTTCAAGGTGTTAGAATTACTAGTTGGCAGTTGCATCCAGAAATGGATTTAAAAGCAGATTATACAATTCTAGACACATGGAAGATTATTCCTTACGAGTGGGATGATTCTGATTTTTCGCCATAATGTTCTTTTCTATGACAATTCGCACATAGCAATATACATTTTGATATTTCATTCATTATATGTTCAAGACTACATCTGGAGCTTGATACTTTGCTTATTTCAAATTTTTTATCAGACAGGTGATGAAAATCTAGTGCGACTGGATTTGATTCTTTGCATATCTTGCATTTATTGATTGATTTGAAATTGTTTATTTTTTCACGATTGTTTATGGTTTTATTTTCCTTTTTGTCGTGATGTTCTTTCCTGTGACAATTCGCACACAAAACTATACATTTGGACATCTCATCCACTATTTTTTTTAGGTTATATCCAGAAGAGATACCAGCACGAATTCCAAATTTTTTATCAGACAGGTGATGAAAATCTAGTGCGACTGGATTTGATTCTTTGCATATCTTGCATTTATTGGTTGATTTAAAATTGGCCACTTCTTTGTAGATTTCAACTTTTCTTTTTTTTATTTGTTTTTTTCTATTTTCCTTGTTCATATCATACCAATCTTTATGATATTTTTTTTGATACTTTTTATAATCTTCTTTATCTTTGTATGGCATTATATTTCACCAAAAAGTTATTTGTTTAATTTTAAGATTCCATAAAAATAAAAACAAATATTTTTATTGTTATTATTTTCTCTTATAATTTGTCTGTAGGAGAATTTTCATGACTAAGATAAATTTGTCTTCTGGAGAAGGATACAAAGTATACAAGCAGTGCTTTGATGCTGATAATATCTATTTGCAACTTGAAGAAGTCGAGGTTTTGAAAAATGACACTAATCATGTGGTCATTATTCCTGTATGGATGTGGGAAAATATCAGAAAGGTTTCTTTGCCTATTGATGTCGATCTTGTTGTTATGACTGAGGAAGAAATTCAAAAAAAAGCAAGTGAAGAGGTGGATATTAGAATTAGAGAGCTTAGTTTGTTTGGCGGGGAAGATAATATGGCCAAGCTTATAAAAATGGAGAATTATGCAATTTTTGGAGATGTGAGAGAATCTAAGGAAAATCAAATAAAAAAGGGAATAAGTTACTATCTCAAACAAAGAGACAAGCAAAAAAATATTTTAAGAAAAATAAATTTTAATTCACAGCCATGATAAAATTGAAACGAAATGATGGTAAAGTATATTTGCGGTTTATGCATCTTGGTGATATAATTACAAGTTTTAATATTTTGTATAATTTGGCTATACAAGAAGGCATAAAGATAGGAATTTTGGGAGAAAGTCCTGAAATTTATTCTCAGCTTTTTAAAATATTTAATTATAATGGTCACATTTATTTGAGTAATTATTTCCATCCTTGGAAACCTGAATTTAATACTGTTTCTTTTGAAAATTATCTTCCTTATTCTTATTTGAATATATGCTTTGGACTTAGTACGCTTAAAAAAATTAAATTGAAAAAATTTATCTTACCTGACACATTTCATGGCGTTAAAGAAAAAAAAGACTTTTTATGTTTTCATTTTTTGTGTAGATCAGTAGAAGCTAGAAAAAGTTTTACGAATAATGATGTAAGAAATGCTTTTAGGGCATTTGAGAAGAAAAAATCAATATGCATAGGTGGAACAGAAACAAAAACTTATATAAAAGACCGTGAGTGTTTTTTTTCTGATTTGATCAATCTATCAAAAAAACTAATGGAATCTTCTGGTTTTTTTGGAATAGATAGTGGAATGTCTCATTTGGCCGGAACTCTTAAAGTAGATGGCGATATTATAATTCAGGCTAAATATGATGATTTTTTCAATAATGTTAAAAATTCTTTTAGCTACATGTATCCAACATTTAAAATGCATTCGAAAAAAAGCCTAGAACAAAAATTACAATCACTTTAAGGTTGAAATTTTTTTAAATTTTGTTTTATAATTTCTATTATAGAATAGGTAGGCTTTTATAAAGGATGGATTTCATGAGCTTAGATAAAATTATTCAGAATTTTGAAGATATTCTGACACAACTTAAAAAACTTGCTTTAATTTCTAATGATCAAAAAATAGAAAATATCTCGGAAATAGAAAAAAAATCTGATTTTGATGTTTTGAAATCACTTCTTATGTCAGAAGAATGGCCTCAAGCTGCCCCTGATTTTTTAATATGTGAAGAGAACGAACAAGATAAAATTGATAGGGCCGAAGGTATTATTTCTTATTTAAGTCAGGATTTAAGAGATAAAAGCTTTTTGGATTTTGGATGTGGCGAAGGACATGTTGCACTTAATGCCTCTACATCTGGGGCGACTAAGTCTCATGGTTATGATATTTTGAAAAGTGGCAATTTAAATTGGGAAGAAAAAAAAGAAAGCTTTTTATTGACAAGTGACTTTGAAAAAATTAAAAAAAATGCTCCTTACGATTTTGTTTTGCTTTATGATGTTTTAGATCATACCGAAAACCCAGTTGAAGTTTTAAATAAAATTCGTCAAATCGTTGATGATAATTCAAAAATATTTGTTCGTTGCCATCCTTTTTCATCAAGGCATGGAACTCATTTGTACAGAAAGTTAAATAAAGCTTATGTTCAATTAGTTTTTACAGATGAAGAGTTGACGGAGCTTGGTCTTATTGGTGATATAAAACAGAAGACTTATTTTCCAATTAACGAAAACAATAAATGGTTTGATGGTGCTAGGTTTAAGGTCGTTAGTCAAGATGGTGTTAAAACTCTAGTTGAAGATTTCTTCAAAGACAACAAATTGGTGTCATCAAGAATAACTAGGGATGACTACAGCAAAGCATTCCCAGAACACCAGATGGCACAAGTGTTTAATGATTATGTACTTCAGATATTGCCTTAAGGAAGATAATGGAAAAGTATTTGCCTGTGGTGAAAAAGGAAACGACATTTTCATTAATTGGAAATTTGCAAAACGCTGATGATGTTTTGTATATTGAAAATAAACTTAAAGAAATAGAAGAAGTAAATCCAATTATAAGCACATGGATTAGGTCGTTTTCTAAAATAAATAAAAACAAATTGATTACAGCCTATTGTGGTCTTATGGTCTATGAGCTTTTATACAGTCAGGCCGAAGCAGATCATATGAATGAAGAGTTTCAATGAAATATGAAATTAAGGCGAGTATAAAATGGACAATAAAAAGCGGTGAATCTAAAGAATTTGTTCAACAAAAAGCATTTGATGAATTAACCAATGCCATTCGTGATTTGCATTTTCCAAATATTGATTTAGAAATAAAAGTCGAAGAATTAAAAAATAATATAGAAATTCAAAGGATCAAGGAATATTCTTGGTCTTTTATATTAGATAAATTAAAAAAAACAAACAATAATTTTAAAGTTTCATTTCAAGGTAAAGAGTACATTGTAAAGATGAACTCGCAGAGATACTTTCTATTTAGAGAAAACAATAAATGTGTTTGTTGTGGCATTGAAGGCACAAAGGTCATATTAGAAAAAAACTTGAATGATGTTACTCCTCATTTTAATCTTTATGCTAAAAGTCAAGATGGCCTTGTCCTCTTGACTAAAGATCACATTACACCTAAGTGTGTGGGAGGAACAGATAGACATTCAAATTATCAAACTATGTGTTCAATATGCAATGGATTAAAAGGACATTCAAATATTTCAATTGAAAATTTGCACAACATAAGAAAAATTTATGAAAAAAATAAATACGGAGATAAAAAGGTATTGCATAATCTCATAGACGCAGAAAAAATGAAACTTTCTACCAAAATCAACACACAAGAATATCAATCTCAAAATTACATAAAAAGCTTATCCAAAGATGCCATCAAAACAAGATGTGATTTATCAGTGTATAAAGATAAAGAAAAATATATTGCAATTTCAATGTATGATAGTCCAAAAAAAAATCTACATTATATTGGAAATATAAGAAGAGGAATTTATTTAGAGCCTCTTTTCTCTTATAAGAAAAAATATGAATGTCAAATTTATAACAATATGGTCATATCTATACATAAAAGCCTATTAAGGCACAAATAATTTGGGGGATATATGGAATCATGGGAAAAAGAACTTGAAAATGAAATATTAAATAAATCAAAAAAAATTATCGTAAAGAAAAAAAGTAATTTTTTTTTATACTTTGTAATTATTGCACTTTCTTTTATGTCAATTGGACTTCTCTTTAAAAAAAATGAAAAATTTAGATATTTTATTGTTGAACATTTTAAAATTAAAAGTAACAAAAAACCAATTGGAGATGAATCTGTCACTGGTACAATTGTAAATAAAGATGAATCTATCACTGGCAGAATTATAAATATCGAAGCAGAATTGAAAAAAAATTCTCAAAGAATAAACAACTTGGGAATAGGCTTTAATGAAAATTTTTCCATAATAGAAAAAAACAACCAAGAAAAAAACTTCATTTTCTTAAATCACGATTGGTCTTTGAATAGAAAGCCAGAAAATATAACTGTAAATCCAGAAGATCAGTCTTTCATTGATCGAAATATTAAAAATCAATAGCTTTTATATTTTTTATCTGGTACGAAATCAGTCACACCAATAAGATCACTAATGCAAGTAGCCAAGTAATCACTAAATAACATGCACATTTCTTTATCTGATCTTAATTCATGTGCTATTTCTAATTGTAATGCCTGTACGCTATTGTCAAAATTCCATTTGCGAAATAATTGATTCATATTGTTCCTTGACCATCCACTAAAAGGACCTCCAGATTTGCCTTCGTATGCATTAATTCCAAAACTTAAAAGTCTATGCATAAAGAAATCTTTTCTCCAAATATCCATACTGTAGCTTGCTGGATTGCCCTCTCCATAGCCAATGACCATATCGATCTTATCATTTATTTTACTTCTATGCTTATTGCTCATTCCATGAATGTTATAAAGAAAAACTGTATCACCAAGGGCTTTTGCTTTTTTTGTAAATTTAAGCATAGGTTCTAGTATTTCTTCATCAACAACTTCTGTGTGGCAATGATCAACATTGTTACAATCAGCTTTATCTCTGATGCAGTCAACTGTGTCTGCTCTTTCCCATCCTTTGTTTATGACCGCAAATGCAGATATTTGCCTCGCAATGTTTTCTGCGATAATTGCAGTGTTTTCATCATTGCCTTGAAATCCATGAGGAGCAAAAATAACTACTGGTATTTGGCCTTCAATTAAACTTACTCTTTCCATTAAACTTCCTTATATTCCACTTTTATAGTTTTTATGCCGTGATCTTTGGCACTTTCTAATTCTTCATCTTTATCGTCATAATGCAATTTTACATTTAATTTTTTTAAAATTGGGCCTTTTGGCTCATGGTTGGTGAAAAATATTTTCTCAATTGGTATTTGATGTTTTTTTAAGAATTTAATTATAGTAGTACGATTTGGTTGATTTTCTTGCCACCATTCCTCTGATTCATGCTCATGATTCCTTGCGGTTACTATTATGCATGTACAGCCTTCACGATGGTAATTTTTGAGAATTTTAACAATTTCTTCATTTGGAACGCCATATTTTAAGCATAAAGTATCGTCAAAGTCAAAGCTTATTATATCTGGCTGTTCCCACTCAAAAAAATGAATAATGTTCATGGCTTTATTTATAAGTTTTTAAAATCAATTTGTCAAAAATTTTTATCATTAGGATAAATTTCTTGAAATAAATTGGCAGCAACAACGAACAACTATATGTAAGGGTAAAAGATCAGGTTGAGTTTCGGACAAATCTTTTTACCTTATGTTTGTAGTCGGTAAACAATCACAACAAGAAAGGTTGGTTGAAGCAGCAATGAGTTACAAATATAATATTCTTTCTGAGGAAAATAAGTCTTTCATAAAAGAAAAGATAAAGAAAAGCTCAGAATTAATGAAAAAATGGTCATCTTTTTATCCTCGTAAGGAAAAAGTAGCTTTCAGATGGTCAGTACTAAGCGATAAGCCAAACACTGATAAAATTCCAGAAAATTTAATTGCAGAATTTGAAAATGATCGCAAAACAATCTTAATTCCTAAAAAGGTAATATTCTCAGAATTAGGAAATAAGACTATCGAAGTTGCAGTTATTGAAGGACATATTCCTTTGCTGTACAAATGGTCATATGGCGATGCAGATATCATGCAAGAATTGTTTCTAAAGTCCATCTTTGCTCTTTATTACTTTACGGATGAAACTAAAGAAATAACTTCATTTTTGCGTAGGGTTGCTTCAAGATATAGATCGCACCATATCAATAAGAATCGTCTTATAGTTTCTCCTTCTAGGCATTATGTGCTTAAGAATATAGTTGAACAAAATATGCTTCAAAATCCAAATAAAACGAGAGAAGATGTTTTTGAGGATTTAAAACTTAACTCCAAACAAAGAAGAAATGTAAATAGTCATATCACAAAGTGTGTGGTTGAGAGCTTGTATGATTCTGATGGTCTAAGGTTTGATCCGGTTGCAAGGCAAAATGAATCGGAAGTTACATTTAATGTTTCTGAAATCGATAATTTGCCACTATCAGATTTAGAGCGTAAATGTATCATCGCTTCCCTTAATGGTAAGCATGGATGGAAGTCAGAACTTGCAAGATCATTGGTTAATCCTTCTACCAAAAGACCTTACTCAAAAATGACCATTACACATGCGTTTAAAACGGCTGTAAGTGTAATAAAAAAACATTGGAGTTTAAATGAGTAATAGTTTAGCTGTGGTTCCAATCATCAGAAAGAATGATAGTTGGATATTTCCTGAGTGGAATATCCAACTTGATTCTGAAATTTTTAAAATATTTATTGAACATTCAAAGGAAGTGTGCAATGATGGTATTTCATTAGTGATATCATCGGGAAAAATTCCTAATTACGATATGTTCATTAAGCTTATTTCCAAAAATGATAATTTCATATTGTATGCTACTGAATCTAATGTTATAAAACTTCCTGTAGAGTTGCAGGATAAACTTCCTAATATTGATTTTTTATATGTAACAGTGAAAGGTCTGAACTATGAATGAATTTAACCCTAGATCCAAAAAAAATAATGATTTTGAAGACAATAGAAATAAGCCTAAAGATCCATCATTTTCCATTAAGCATCGTGTTGATGTCGATTTAGATCTTAATCTGGCTTTAGACATTGGGGATTTTATTGTGGCTTGCAAATCTACTAATCCAGCTATTATGGCTTTTGGCTTACAGTTACAGAACTTAGTACCACCGAGTTGATTATGTTTGATTTTATTTTCACGGAAGAAAAAAATATTTTTAATTTTGCCCAGAAATTTAAAGAATATTGGTCATCGCACTCTAAATCAATTTCAACACCTTCTTTTTTAATATTTGGAAAGAAAGGTTCTCCGTCTTGTATTGTTTTTTCTAAAAATGATTATGAGATTGCATCAATTGTCAAACTGTTCAAAGTTGGTGCCTCAATAGATCAAGTGTGCATTTGTGTTGATGGAAATATCAATACAGAAAAAAAAGATTCGTCATTTTCGATTTTGTTTTATAACGACAATTCATTTGATGGAAAATGCTTTGATTATAAATGCGATAGTGATTACAAAATAACTTGGAATGATGAATCTCCAATCAATCTGGAAAATAAGAATTCATGGTTGTTAATACAAAGTATTATAAAATCAAAGCCAGAAGACCAAGATGACTCTGCTTTTTTGAACCGTATTGGATTCAGCGAAGATAGACAGTATTTGCACAATATTAGAAGTGTTTATTCTTTCGTGTCTTCCAAATATGATTTGTTTATCATTGACTTGATTTCGGCAAAACACCCTGATTGGTGTGACGCTTCAACGAAAATGAAAAAATTATGCAAATATCTTTTAGTTAACAAATTAATTTCTGATGAATGCTTTTTGCAACTTTTAGAAACAATGCCACTTCTTGGAACTGTAAAGTTTATTGATGGTGTGACTAGCATTGTTAAAGAAAATATTAAAAATTGCGATATTAATGTCATTATAAGTCCAGAACACTTTGCCGAAAACTTGCAAAGGAAAATATTTGATTTTAATTTTGATTTGTATAAATCTGATTTTTATTCTTGGTGACTATTAGTCTTCTTTACTGTTCGTGAAATGTTGGTATGGTATAATTATGGAGTTTATACTGTGAAAAAAAATAATCTTGAAATCAAAAAGAAGATTATGAATTTTTTAAATTCTATTATAAAATCAGCATCATCAAATGAAGAAGATGAAGTTAATGTAGCTATTGATTTGTTGGCATTAACTTTTGATTTTTTACCAGATGAAAGAAAGCAACAAATACTTGATTTTATAGGAGAAGAATACAAAGTTGTTCCTCCAAAGTTTTTTACAATTGACGAATTACCCTTTTAGAGAAATGAAAATGAAAAAAATAATTTTTGATACCTCAGATGGTGTTCATGTCGAAGCAGAGAGGTTGTCACCCAATTATCCTTGGGATGTTGCCCATGATTTTGGAGATTTTAGATTCTACGGAACTAAAGCAGAGATGCTTAGTGAGGTAGAAAAAGTATTGAAGATGATTATCGAAATAGACAAAAAGGCAGGGTACAATTAATGAAAATTAAACCAATATATAAAAAAATATTTGAAAGCGTATACATCAATTGGTGCTATATAGGAGAGGCAAAAAGAAAAGAATCTGATATGGAAACTAATATTCACACCAAAGTAACCTTTGACGAAGATACGAAAAGGATAGAATTGCTTGCTTGTCCATCGAGAAATGAAATTGTTGGAGGAGCAAGAGATGGCAAAACATTCTATTACAATTTTGCCTTCGATGTTGCTGGTTGTATCGAGAATCTAATATCAAAAAAGATTGAAATTCATAATATTTTATACGCATCTAAAAGTAAATCTTTAGAGTGCGATATGATTATATTTGTACTCAATTATAGAAAAGAAGAAGTGGTTCTGAAAGTTTTTTCTAGACCAGCTAAAGATATTGAAAAAATAAAGATAACACAAAACAAATTTAAGGACTGCTAATGAGTGTTTTAAATGAATTTGATAATAGTGATTACGAAAAAATTGGAGTAAGAACATTCTTTGTTTTGAAAAGAGACAATAGATGGATGTTTGAAAAAAATGGAGAATTTTATGATTTTGCACCAGCACAAATTACAGATATGGCATTATCTCCAGTGGTTGTTGGAACAGACAGATTGATAAATATAGGATGCAAGCTTAAAAAATTATCAGATTATAAAAATGGCTTTATTCTTTTGGTATCAGATAATTATTTTCCATCATGTGATGTTAAAATGATTTACAAAGAGCCATTGTATGATGGTTGGCTTTATGATGTCCATGAGGAAAATCTCAAAGGTATGATGTCTGATCAAGGGGCTTGGATTTGTCCTTATATAAAGTTTTATTACAAAGAACCACCTAAGAATTTATATTTAAAAATGGAATCAGTCACCAAAAACAGTACACCAATATAGACTTCCATCTTTTGCTGATGCGACACCAAATCCAACTTTGGAAAAACTTCTATTCAGGATATTTGCACGATGACCAGAAGAATTCATCCATGAATTTGTCACTTCATCCTCGTCTTCTTGATTCCAAGCTATGTTTTCACCAGCAGTATGATATTTACCCATTAAAACAGATATATCAGAATGAGTAAGGTTGTTTTTTTTAGCCATCCATTCAGCATGCTTTTGTGCGTAATTTATAAGAGTTTTATCTAAATCTAATCCAACCCTGCCTTTGTACTCTCTTTGTTTATTATGCAGCTTTAAGAGCTTTAGATTTGATTCGGAATATTCATTTTTATAATCTATATTTTGACTAGGTTTTTCTTCTACAGGATTTTGCTTTATTTTATTTGAATTATCATTAGTTGTTTTTGGGCAACCACATAAAAATAATGTAAAAAAAAAAGAAATTTTAAATAAACTATTGATAATTCGACTCCTATTTTAAATATTTTCAAGATCTTTAAGTTCATGCTGTTGTGCTATGTAGCTATTTCCGTGACCTAAATTACCCATTCTTTCTTCTTTTAAAAGCTCTTCACTTTTCATAAATCCTTTAAATGTATATGTTGGGAAAGTTCCTATCATCAAAGCGAACAAATCGACATTTTGTTTCTTCCATCTCACAGCAAGTAGTCTTCCTGTTAAATATCTTGTGCTTTTTACATCGACAGTTCTTCCATCACGCAGCACAGCATCGCCTTGATCTGTACCATCTATTGAAGATTTTACTTGTGCAGTTAGATCGGGATATACATTGAACATCTTACAAAACGCCAATTCAGATGAAACTCCTTCAAGATCAGTCTGCTCATTAGATTGATCGCCAATTTTAGAGTTTTTGACATTCATACTTCTTGAATTTTGATATCTTTTTTTGGCGATAGCCTTGCAGATTAACTGTTCGGTTGGATCAAGAGTTATTGTGACTCCTAATGCCACTGGATTTTCAAGTTCATTCATAATTTTCTCCTTTGAATGAAGAGATTTTAAATCATTTCTAATATTAAAGCAAGATCGATTGACAAATGAAACAAATCAAATTATTCTTATGAAAACAAACTCAAGGAGAATTATTATGTGTTCTTTATTTTCAGTTATATTTCTATTGTTGTCGCAAGATAAAATTGAAAACCCTATTGCTGTTGAGGTTTCAACTAAAAATTATTGGATTAAATTCAATGATTTGATCCATGAATTCAATAAAAAGACAAATTCAAAACCATCAATTGCAACTAATGAAATTAAATACACTATTGCAGAAATTAGAAAGATACCAACTAAAAATGTTGATATGAAAGTTCTTAAATATTCTGAAAAAAGAATAGGTTTTGCCGTAGATTATAGTGCCTTTTTAGATTCCATTGATATAGCAGATGATATCCAATACTATAAAACTGAATTTCCAATTAAGAAAAAAAGAGAAACATTCCAAGAAATGCAGAAAAGATATGAAATACTTTTCGACAAAAATAAGACTTTGGATGAAGAACAAAAAGAATTGCTTGCTTATTTGCAAGAAAAATACAAAATATTAGATAAATAATGTATGTTCAAATTGAATTTTAAAAATTACCTTATTGAAGATTTGTTGCAAGAAGTTTCGTTTAATTGGACTGATCCCATAACTGGGAAAACATATCCAGCGATGCAAGCACCACTTAATTCTGTCAAGTTGTCTAATTTTGGTACTGGTTTTGGATATCAATTTAAATCAAAAGAATATGATATTGAGCATTCTGACAATTATGAAGTTCAATTTGAAAATTTCGGCAGAAGATTATCGGCTGAAATTGCTAAGATATTTCTCGCAAAACTTTCAATCGATAAGAATTCTGATTTAGGTAAAAAAATTATTGATATATTTTTAAATAATCTAAAATCAATTTTCAAATTAGATTTATATAGCGAAAAAAGTAATTTTACTCCAAAATTTGGTAAATTTGAAGAAAGCGATCCATTATTTGTATATGCCAATGTGATTGTTGCAACCAGAAAGGTTATCGAGGAAAAGAATCCTGATGCGTTTTGGATATCTCCCAGTGATCAAGACCCAAGCTTAATATCAATATATGATAGATTTTACAAACATTATCTTCACACCCAATACGCTTTTGTTGGATCTGACTTTTATATAAAGAAAGAAAAAATTGATAGCATAATAAGAGATTCAAGAAAAATAGATCAATCTTTACCAGATAAACTCATTAAAATAATACAAGATGTAGATTTAGAAAAGAAATCTTATGTTTCTAAAATAAGAAAATTTAAAATGTCTCATAAAAATAAAGCATCTTCAATATCATAATTTATTTTAGAAATTTTAATTTGTAAATAGTTTGAAAAGTCAAACCCATAATCTCATCAAGTATATTATGCAAATGAGTGTCATCTTCATTTAAGTTTTTTCTATTCGATTTGATTACATTGGCAAAATCTTCAAGGTATTTGACAATATCTGATTCTTTTTCAATACTCATGCTTTCATACCCACTAATAATTCCATATTGGCCTTGGTATGTTTCAATGAATGTATCTGCTAAATCAAGTAGGTCGTTGTAAAAAGAATTTAAAGCTTTATGTTCGGCATAACTTTTTGTTTGTAAATGAGCAGTATGAGAGACTTGTCTTGCTTCAAATAATTTATAAACTAAGTCTTTAATTTTTCCGCTTGCCTTAAATTCATTAATACTTTTCATTATAACCTCTTGAGAATGCCTTGGTTAAATATATATACATTCATGAAATCGTTTTATCAATATATAAATGAATTGCGGTCTGTTTTATCAGATTTCAAGCCAGTGGCATTGCAAGGAAGTAAATGGCAATACGACTACCATTTCTATGCTTCTGAAAATGAAAAATATAAAATGAATTTTATAAGGCATCCAAGAGGAGTCAAAGACTTTCTATTCCAAAAAATGCCAGACTTATTCAAATATGAAAACAAATTTAAAGACGAATTAACAAGACCAACCTATGTTGTTTTTATGACATTAGAAGGTGCTAAAGATGAACTTTCTCCTAGTGGAAAAAGCATGAATCCATATAAAGTATATTCAGAAGCCTTGAAGTCAATAAAGACTGTAATAGACAAGGAAAATCCTGTTGCTTTAGAATTTAGCACTGAATTTGCATCTTTGAAAATTATGTATCATGATTTTTACAAAAGGTTTTCTAGTGAGTTTGGACTTGTAAAGTTAGGAACTTTTTACATCGATTATAAATTAATTGATAAGATTTTAATGTCTATACCAGAAAATTTAAAAGAAAAATTTATGGATCTGATCAAACAAGATTATGAAAAAAGTTCTTCTAACATTAAAAATTTAAAAAGAATAAAAAGAATTGGATTATGAAAGTAATCTGCAATTTTCCCTTTCTTTTTTTGCCACTACATCTTTAATTGTTTTGTACCAATTTTTGGCCGATTTTTCTATAGATCCAAACTCTTCATATATGCTATAATTATTATTTGTATATCTTTTTAAATTTTCTTTTCCTAATGAATGCATGATTTTTATAACTTCTATTAAATCTTTAACATCTCTTACAAAGAAAGAATTGTAACTATTGCACAATTCTTTTGTAAATCCGCAATCTGTATATATCAACGGAACTTTCATATAAGATGATTCGAATAAGGTTGTTGGCCCTCCTTCACTTCTTGACAATATACAAAAAGCATCCATGGCCAGATACCAATTTGCAACATCATCTTGATGACCGACAAACAAACAATTTCTTACATTCATATTTTTAAGTTTTTTTAAATCTTTTCCTCCACCAACAAAAACTGCTTTTATTTTTTCTGAATTTATTTTTTGAATTGCCTCCATAAGCCAAAATTGTCTTTTGTTTTCTCCAATTCTTGAAATCATACCAACTAAAAAATCATCATCGCCAAGACCCATTTTTTTTCTTTGCGAATCTCTAGTTTCTGTTGGCGTTAGTCTTATTTCATCAAATCCAGGGTAAATTACTGTATATGGTATATTGCCACACGAATTAAGTGCCGTTCTCTTTGATGTCGCAATGCAATGTGTAATATAGCTTGAATTATTGGAAACTATATTAGGCTCTTCGCTGCACACGAACAATATGCAAACTTTTGGTTTTGGAATATCTAGATTATTTAATTGGATGTCTCCCCAAAATAAAATTATATCTTCATTTTCAATTGCTTTAGTTATTTCGTTTTTTCCACCAAGATATACAGGATGAGGAAATGTTTCGCAAAATTCTTTATCATAAAAATTTCTATCGATGCATAAACTTTGTCTGAATTGCAAATCGCCTTGAAACATCTCATGTGATGAAATGCTTCTTAAAAGGATTTCAGCACCACCATTCCTTAAAAATTTGCGACCTATGTGTGTTATGTATTTCATCGCAGTCCATTATCAGTTTGACAGTGACTCATTTATTTCTGTACAATATGCATGATTATTTTGATTTGATCAAGAGGAGATTTTTAAATTGGAAATTAGATTATTTAGAAAATCAGATTTAAACAAAGGATTCATGGATTGCCTTAAGGTTTTGGGAGAAATATATTCTGAATCTAGTGATATTTCTCAAATTTTAAAACATAGAAGCAAATGTGGAATTAAAACTTTTGTTGTTGAATGCGATAATAGGATTGTAGCTACAGCCAGTTTGTTGTTAGAATCTAAATTTCGTTATAAAGAAAAGTGTGGTCACATTGAAGATGTTTGCGTGGCCGAAGACTTTCAAAGAAAAGGAATTGGAAAAATTTTATTAGATTATGTTATTCTTCAAGCCAAACGAGAGACTTGCTATAAATTAGTTCTTTCTACCGATCAAAAAAATATTGGATTTTATAAAAATCTAGGTTTTTTCCAACATGAGTTAAATTTTCGATTAGATTTGAGGAAATAAATATGAACTGGATGACACCGATATTGGCATTGAGTGGAATTGCTGTTGGTATATGGGCAGTAATTAGATATTTGATTTTAGTAGAAATAAGAATCGACAATAACACATTCAGAACTCTTTATGACATTTGCAAAGATGAAAAAAAATTTATAATTGATGAAGAGTTTTTTACCGAGATAAGACATCCGGTAGTTTACAGGGCTTTTTGTTTCAATAAAAATTTCCCATGGTTTTACATTAGTCATTACGAGAGATTGCTTCAAGCTGGATTTCAAGGCAAGGACTTAGTTACTTCTATAATGTGTACTCGCTGGAATTACAAAAATATAAAAACTTTTTTAGAAGTTAGTCTCAAGGAATTGCAAATTAATTTGTTTGGTGTACCAGTTAGAATAGCAACTCCATGGAACACAGATAAAATTGGAGCTATTAAATACGCCAATAATCCTATATTCCCAGAAAGTTTATGGAAAGACTTTGATGATGAGATAGGAAATATATTGTTGAACAACTCTAAAACAGGAGCTATTTTGTATGGTGAACCAGGTAATGGAAAAACTTCTTATGTAAAATACCTTGCGGTTAAACATAATTTGCCAATAACAATTATCACATTCGTTCCCGAATTTACGAATATAGACATCATGTTCATGTTTTCTCAGATATCATCAGGTACGATTGTTCTTTTGGAAGATTTTGATAATTACTTTGATGGCAGAAAGTGCATCATAGGAGAAGGCAATAACGGAAGTAACAATATGGGAATCAAGTTTACATTTGATGTAATACTTAATTGTTTAGATGGTGTTTATAACTCTTATGAAAAAGTTGTTTTTATATTGACTGCAAATAACATTGAAAAAATAGACGAGGCTTTAAGAAGTAGGCCTAGCAGATTTAAATATGTTAAATGTTTCTCAAACCCAGATTTGGAATTAAAAACTAAATTAATTGAAGACTGGGCTGAATCCGCTGGTAACTTAAATTTGGATCAAATTCTTAGATTGAAAGAATTCAAACAACTTGGATTTAGCTTAGAAGAATCTAAAAATAAAATGGATATTAACACATGATTTGAACCATATATAAGTCATGTGGCATTACATTTTTGCTGGTATTTTTTACACGCTGGTAATGTTTTTGACTTTTTTTGATTCAACCAGAAAAAGCCATTGGTTTTTCATTGTTTCAATTCTTTTAAACACTTGTGGAAGTGTAATTTGGTTTACGCTTGTTAAATCTTTAGATGATAAAGAAAAAATTCTCATTAATAGCATATATTGGGATTTTATGATTTTGGTAATTGGATATTGCATTCCCTTAATGATTTTTAAATTCTCATTCAACTATTTTCAAATGTTTGGATTGATTTTTATCATCTTGGGATTTATTCTGTTAAAAGGTTTTCACAGCCATTAAAAGAATAGTAGCCAACAAAATAAAAATATCTGAAATGCCAAAATACTAATTCCAATCGTAAATCCATATTTTTGATTGCTTATCAATATTTTTTTCCAAATCATTAAACTTAAACATGTTCCAAACATTTTTACCGCTGAAAATAAAGCAACCGACCCAGAATCTAGCCTTATTAGCCAAATGCCTACTATGTTCTTTTCTTCATGTATAAGCACATTTTGAAATCTTATTATAAGATACAGATCTAATGCACTTATTGATAATATCATTGTAAATAAAAACCAAAATGCAATGTTTTTTCTTTTTGTCATACTTATTAGTTATAAAAAAACATATATAAAGCATATGTTTTTTTGATGTAGATTAAGGAATAATATGATTGATTATAGGTTTTATAAGCTTTATAAAGAATATGTTTATTTGGAATCGTCTGGTTTGATGTACCATCCAGACCTAAAACAAGTGTCAGATGAAAATGAAGATGGTATTATTGATCAGAGCGATTTGGTATCAAGCGAAGATACCAAAAAAGAACTATCTGATTTAAGTCGCAAAGTACAGGATGCGGTAGATTCATTCGATGATATGAGTAGTTCATCCAATACAGATAAAAATAAATTTATGGACAAGTTGTATAAAATTGCAATGAATGTTTTTAAATTATTGAAGAAAAAAAGAAAAAACATGCAAGAAGAATTCATTTTTAAAGATTTATTCAATAAAATTTATGATATTTCACAAATTAATGTCGATAAAGAAGAAGATGTGGTCGAAGTCAGGAAAAAAATTACATTGTTGCTAAAAGATATTGACTACCATCTAAATAAATTCCATAGAAGCTTTTTTACTGGAACTTATTCTTACAACTAACTTTACTTTGCCTTTTTTTTAAGTATATTTCACTACCACGATTTTTAAAAATCGTGGTTTTTTGTTTTATTTTTGTTTTTTTGGATAATTTTGTGAAATATTAATATGGATGTGACGAAAGACATATAGGTTTACAATCATAATGTTTTTCGAAAGGGCAAAGAATGTCTAATAAGATTGATGGATTTAATTGGAAGTCTTTGAATCACTCTACAATCATCGAAAATAACGATGAATATGTCAAAGAAAGAAATTGGCAGGTAGATTGCCGAAAACAGCTTCAAAACGAACAATTGGCTGTTATAAATGCTCCCACTGGGTCTGGTAAGAGTATTGTCATCGCCAGCCTCGCTTGGAAAAAGGCTGCAAACAGTAACAAGAAAGTGATTATTTGTGTTCCAGAAACTCTTATCGCATCGAGCTTTGGCAAAAATATTAAAGTCCAATTGACTGATGGAACTAAAATAGATTGGAATCCAAAAACTAATCTATGTAACAAAAAAGGCATCAGAACTATTGGAGAGCTTCTGTCGTTTTTGAGTTCCAAAGAAATCAATGGCATTAACGAAAGAGTAATCATCTGTTGCCGTCAGACATTGGTTTTATGTTGGGAAAAATTCAGAAATGAAAAGATTTGGAATAATTTAGTTCTTGTGGTAGATGAAGCACACCATGTGCAGCATAGTTCGAATAGAATTGGAGAAGTTGTCGAAAAACTCAGTCATAAAAATGACATTGTTTTAGTTACCGCAACTTTTTTCCGTGGCGACAAGCAACAGATTATATCTGCTGAACTAGCATCTAAATTTTCAAAATATAGTCTCCCGCTCGATGTGTGGATAAATCAAATGAAACATTTTAAAAACTTTTCTTATGATTTTGTTTTTGGATCTAATACAGCCAAAACAACAAGCTATCTGTCTTCAGTAAGAAATTGCATTGACTCTCTTTTTTCTTCTGATCATAAAAAAATCATAATTTACATTCCCAACAGAATGAACAAAATGAAAACTGATTGCAAGAAAAACGAAGTACGAAGTATTGTGAAAATGCTTGCTAAGAAATTTGGTGCAAAAAAAATAAAAACTAATGATTATGGGATCATAGAATTGATAAATGAAAAAGGAGAAAAATACAAAATACTAGATCTTGTAAGCGAAGAAAATAGACACTTAAGAAAAGATTATTTTTCTGGTGTCATTGGTGGTGTTAATATAAACAACGATAAAAATGCTCTTGATTGCATCATTTCATTGAACATGTTCAAGGAAGGTTGTGATTGGGAATTTGCAAATGGCATGATAATAACAGGCATTAAAGAATCTGTTACTGATTTGATTCAAATGGTTGGTCGTGTAATCAGAGACAAGCAAGGCAAGCCGACTGCAAAGATTATGCACATCATGCCTCTTATGTTAGATGACGAAATGGAAAATAAACTTAATACTTATTTTAAGTTAATTGCAGTCAACATGTTAATGGAAAATGCGATGAATCCAGTTTCGGAAATTAAAGATTCACCATTAAGTGTTGATCGAAAAGAAAGAAATGACAAAGTTGAATCTGCCTTAAGCAAGTTAGATGAAAATAGAAAAATATCTCTTTTGAACAATGTTTTTAAATACATTTTTTCAAAATATGATGCTAAAGACGATTCTGTAAATGTCATTGGAAAAATTAAAAAGTGTGTTGTTGAATTTTTTGGTGCAAACAAAATTACAAAAGGTGAAATCGAAGAAATTTCGTGTGAGATATTTTCGATTCTCTCAAGGAGGTCGTTGAAGATGAAGAATGAAAATGTTTCAAATATTGATTGGGATATGATTGAAAAATGTAAAAACCCATCTGGTTTTGTACAGCACTACATTAGCTCTTTAGTGGACAAAGATTCTTTAAAATTGCTACGAGAAAGAATGAATAGCGGGGAGACAGAAGAAAATAAAATGGCCGAAGAAATTTGCGATTATTATAAAAAACATGGAATCATTCCATCTGTTGGTTCTAAAATTGGCAGGTGTATTTCATACATAAGAAAAAAAATTAGAGAAGGCGTATCACCATACGAATCTACAGTAAAAATGTTTAATAAAGCTGGAATTTGGAAAGAGGTCAGTTCTTTGAACATTCATGAAATTAGGGAGAATGAAATGGCTCAACAAGTTTGTTTATATTATAGAAAACATGGACACCTCCCATTATTTAAATTAAAATTGGGAAAATGGATCGGTGGATTAAGATTTAAAATAAAAAAAGGTGGATCACCATATGAATCCACAGTTGAAATTCTAAAGAATGATGGGATTTTGGAAGAAGTCACTTGCATTAATATGCATGAAATTAGGGAGAATGAAATGGCCGAAAAGATTTGTGCTTATCATAAAAAACATGGACACATCCCATTAACCAGTTCTAAGTTGGGAGGATGGATTAGTGGCTTAAGAAAAAAAATCAGAGATGGCAGGTCGCCATACGAATCCACAGTAAAAATTCTAAAGAAGGCTGGTATTTTGGAAGAGGTTATTTGTCTTAACATTCATGAAATTAAAGAGAATCAAATAGCTGAAGAGATTTGTGTTTATTATAAAAAACATGGACACATGCCATCAACTAAATTAAAATTGGGAAAATGGATCGGATCATTAAGATCTAAAATTAAAAAGGGTGGATCACCAGAAAAATCCACAGTTAAAATTCTAAAGAAAGCGGGGATATGGGAGGAAATAAGTTGTATCAACACTTACGAAATCAGAGAGAACAAAGCGGCTGAAAAAATTTGCGTGTATCATAAAAAACATGGACACATACCATCAACCAGTTCTCCATTGGGAGTGTGTGTTAGCGGACTAAGACACAAAATCAAAGAGGGTAGGTCGCCATACGAGTCCACAATAAAAATGTTTAAGAAAGCGGGGATTTGGAATTTGGTTATCAGAAAAGATTAAATCTGATATTGCATTTAATTTTGAAAAAGATTAAATGTAACATCATGAGAAAAATGATTGACAACTACTGTGAAGAAAATGGCATTGAAGGGGCTTTATTGCTCGATGGACACGACAATGCCATTATGGGTATCTCAACATGCTTTAACAGCATAAAGATCGTTTATAGCTATTCTAAAATAATAGCTAATTTGGAAAAAGATATGAACCATGAGGAAGCCGAAGAATTCTTCGAATTCAACATAAGGGGAGCATATCTTGGTGATGGTACTCCAATAATTATGCAAGATGATATAGATTGGAATGAATATGTTTGATAAAATTTTTGTTATGGCATGTACAATTCAAGCAAGAGTTTGTCTTACTTGCTTTTTAATCTCATTATTTTCCATTTCTTGCATTTTGACTCAAGAAAGAAAAATGTCAGACCTTAAATCTGAAATAGATTTCTTAAATCAAGAAAAGAAAATGCTTGAACAAGAAATCGATATCATCACACATGGAATTGATAAATAGAAGTAATACAACCGAAAGTAAACTATTAGAAGACAAATCATTGAATAATTTGAATTGCATATTTTATTAGTCAAAGTAGCTTAGATTAATAGTTGTCAATACCAATCTGATCAGTATTTAATGACGATTTAATTTTGTTTATTGCTTGCCCCATATTTGAAAGGGCTTCGATATTTGGAGTTCCACCAGCATTTTTAATGATTTTCATTGTTAATTCGGCAGCATTTCCTGTAGCACCATTGCCAGCCAAGCTTGTGATATGCATATCTAATTTACTGTCAAAAACTCTTTTTCCAATAGGATCTAATAGTGGGAAAAATTTATTATGTGCATCTTTAATTGCTTTTTGTAAAGTTTCATAATCTGTAATATTTCCATCTCTAATGCTTTGAACGATATCTGCTTTGGCTTGTGCGACTGCATTGCCATAACTAATTTTTGCACCAATAGCATTACTGAAATCTCCACCTTTACCAGAATATCCAGTATCTTTATGAATATCATTTATGTCAGTATCAGAAACACCAGAGTCTTTAGCGGCTTTTGTAATTTCTCCTATTTGGTCAGATGAAGGCTTATGAATGAAATTATTGATTGCTTGTGTTCCATAATGACCAATCATACTTCCAGCAGCAATAGCCAATACCAATTTAGATGTTTTAACTGGATTGTTGGCCATAAACTTACCAACATTTGCAATACTCTTTTTAAGTACGCTCCAAATGTTTACAAAAGTTCCAGCACCTTTTCCCAAAACTCTTCCAGCCCTTTCTCCAGTTGCAGTTCCAAATCCTCTTTCTCCGACATCTTTTGCATAATCCTTTGCTCCTTGTGCAACATTACCAGCAAATTCACCAGCTTTCTTTGCACCTTTACCAACAAGTTGTTTTAACCAACTTGTTAATTCCATGTACATTTCTGGATCTCTAGACATGATGTATTGTTCAAATGTAAGATTTCCAGAATTTTGAAAATGATCTTTAATTGATGCGGAATTTGCTGAGGGGTTCATTACATTAAATGTTCCAGCAGGATCTGCCATCTTTGGAGAAGAAGCAGGGCTTGCCATCTTTGGAGCAGAGGCAGAGCTTCCTTGCCATGCAGCATCAGCTTGATCTACAGTCGTACCAGTTAATTTTTCCCAAACTTTCTCAAATCCTTTATCGGCTAACCATGATCCACTTCTTCTTAATCCTATTGCTATTGCCATCATTGGAATTGCACCAAGACCACCAGTAGCACCAGCAGAAATAAGAACCGCTGCTGTTACTGGATCGACTTTATATTTTTGTGAAAAAGATTTTGCTAATTCTGATACTTCTTTTGCAATACTTTCTATTTTCTTTATTCCAGCTTCGCCTTCTGTGGCTTTATAACCTTGTTTGTATCCAGTAACCACACCTTTTGCCAAATTCCCAGTTCCTGTGGCAATATCCTGTAAACTCATATCTTTATTATTGGCCCAATTCCATGCCTTTCCAGCATATTCCTTGGCTTTATTCCACCAATCGCCCCATGCTTCTAATATGATTGGATCATTTCCAAATTTACAAATCATGTTATAGAAAAGTTCTTTGGAATCTTCAAATTGTTGATGATTACTTTCTAGAAAAAATGTCACATCATTTTTTTGTTGTGCTATAAAAAATTCAGAAAATGTATTCATTTTTAGTCCAATATATAAAAGTTACTAAATATATATATTATTGAATTACAATATTGAAAGATAAAAATGAGATTTAAAAATTGGATAATTATAAATGAATTAGAAGACCCATTTAAAGCTGATACATCTTCCGTTAAATTTGATACTTATATGTCTAGAAGTGGAGAAAGTGGCTATAAATCAGATTTTGTTTCTGATGATGGCAAACATACTATCTTTTTTACTGAAAAGAGTAGAACTGGCTTTCCAAATATGAAGTGTTATGATGTCAATCTTACAGATCCTTATGGCGGTTATAATCTTACTAATAAAAGTAGAAACCCATCTGCCGTTTATTCAAGCTTGGTTAAGATAGTATTGGCTTTTGTAAATCAATTTAAACCAGAACTTATTTCTTTCTTGTCTTCTGATCCAAATATGGAAGTTATGTATAAAAGATTTTACGATAGATATATGAAAGACATGTATCCGATAGTTCAATATGGCTTATTTCTTAGAAAAGATCTTTTTGACAGAATGAAAAATAAAGAAAAATCAGAAAAAGCTTTAAAAGATTGGGATACAATAGCTGGAGAAGCAAAGGAAACCAAAAGGGTTATTCAAAGATTTTTGAAAAGTCTACCTTTGTTACAAAACAATTTTGTAAAAAAATACATAACTTTAGATCCATCTAAAATTGCACATACTGGAATGATAGACAAAGATTTTCCCAAAAAACCATTTGTTATAGTTCCAACTGGTGTAAAAATGGAAGATGAATTTGTGGTCGTCAAGTTTTATTTCATCTCAAAAAATAAAAGATTAGATTTTGCAAAGGCTTATTTTGTTGTGCCTAATTTCTTTTCTGCATTTAAGAATACTATAGAAAAAAGGAAGTCTTCATTTTTAAAATTGTCACTGTTGGACAAACATAGGATTTCATCAACAGTAACAACACCAGATCAAATACCTTTGGCCGATTTTACAAATGTAATAAAAGAATTGTCTTAAATGTAAATTAATTTTTTATTTTAACAACATGAATAAATTGTTTGTTAAATCTAAATAAGTTATGCAATTTAAAAATTGGTTACTTCAAGAAGAAATTAGTATTAGAATTAAAAAACAATCACATGATCATGATTGCGGTCCTGCTGCTCTTTTTTCTATTTTATCTTATTTTAATATTAAAAAAATCGAATATAAAAAGTTAGTTTCATTGTGCAAAACAAATAAAAACAAAGGAACTAGCCCTGATAATATTATAGCAGTAGCTAAAAATTTCGGCCTAAAGGTAAATAAATATAATAAGATGAGTTTGAATAAGTTGCAAGATTTTACAAATCAAAAAAAGCCAGTATTAGTACCAATTCAATCTTGGGGCAATGATAAAAATAAAAAATTATTTAATAGTGGCCATTATGTTATTGTTACCAAAGTAGATGAAAAATTTGTTTATTTTAAAGATCCTTATTATAAAAGCAAAGACAATAGAAAGATGCAAAAAAGTGAATTTTTTAGTATTTGGGTAGATAAATTGAATGATAAAAAAATACACCAATTTGGAATAGTTTTTGAACATTGATTAACAGCGAAAAAAGTTTGTGTTGATAACAATGAAATTTTTTTGTAAAAAGGTATAAATTAGCTTTTTTTTAAAACTAAAAAATACACCTAAATCTCACAAGTAGATTTAGGTGTATTTTTGTGAACGGTTTTTAAATTCTTTACCAATATTACCTTGCAACTCTACCTTGTTGTGGCATTTGTTCTGCTCCTGTTGACACTCCTCTAGAGAATGAAATGTTGGATGGAGCAGGTGCAGAGGCACGAGCAGCAGGTGGTCTTCCTTTTGCTGCATTGGTGAAGTAATCATCTGCACTCTTTTGAATCGCTTTATTTTGTCCAGGCTTACTTGCACCAGCAGACTTAGCTTGTGCAGTCTGTTGTTGTTTGTCTAAATGATCTTTAGCTGCCTTATAATGCTTATCGTAATTTTTAACAATTGAACCCATAAACAACTTGAATGCTGGGTCTGTAGATTTATTGATGATATCATTTACTCTGTTTAGATCAATTTTGCTATAAGCATCTGCTGTACCTTTAGCAAAGTCTTTAGCACCTTGAATGACAGTTTGTCCAGTTGCAGAAATGGCCTTATCACCAAGATTTAGTGCTGCTCTTCCTACATCCCCAGCACCTTTTAGTGCTGCTTTTCCAGCACCCAAAAGACCAGAGCCTAATCCTTGGGCAGCAGCACCAGCAGCACCAACAAGGCCACCAAACATACTTTCATCTACATTATAATCATCACGCATTTCGACATATTCATGGAAAGACTTCATTCTCATTTTATACCTCAAATTTCACTTATGTTAATTTAAATTTACAATAAATAAAGGAGACTAATATTTCTCCTGTATTAAAAATACCTAATAGTAGTTATTACACTTTATGTCTTTTTTAACAAAAATTAAAAATATTTGATACTACTTTAAATTATCTTATTTTTTCAATAAAAAAGGTGATTATTATGATTTCAACAGTAAAAAACTTTTTTCAAAGTAAAATCAACAAATCTAATTCTTTAAAAAATGAAAACGAACAGTTGAAAAGTGATAGTTTGTCTTTACACGATGAAATCGAAAGATTGAATCTTCAAATAAATGATTTATATGAAAAAATAGAAATTCTTAAAAAAGATAAATTAAATTTACAAGTTGAAATTGAAAATCAATCTATGGATTTGAAATCCGAAAATATAGATCTTATTTCCGAAGTTGAATCTTTAAGGTCTAAAATTAGTGAAATAAATAGAATCATTATTACGAAATAATTTTAAATTGTAACCATATCGACAGTGTATTTGTTTTCTTTCATAAAGAATACAAATTCATCTCTTGTTTTTCCTTTTGGTATATCAAAAATAGTTAACTCTTTTTCACGATTTTTCCAAGAATTTATTTTATTGTTTTTTATTATTTTTGCATTAGATCTAAGGAAGTTAGCAAGTGAATCATATGGATAATCTTCAATTCTTATTTTTATTTTTTCAATTTTACTTTTTTCGATCATCCTGTTCCAATCTATGATATACCTACAAGTTTTTTCAATTATGGTTTTTTCCATTTCAATATGTGGCATATGCCTGTAAACGAAAGAATTCCAAGGCTTCTGACCTTCAGATTTAGGATCAAAAAATTTAGCATCTAGAAAAAAAGAACTTAAAACTTTTAAAGGATTGCGAACAACATGAATTAATCTAGCATCAGAAAAACATGAATGATTCAGAAAAGGAGCAGCCAAGTAACTTGATTCCGCCATTATGTTATTTGCAGAAAACCAATTTTCTATGGGCTTAGATCTCAGTAGGTCAAATCTAGAACAATGACTCGTCTCAATTGAAGCATTACCATTAATTCTTTTAAGTGCTATGTCTAGGCCATGGTTATCAAAAATGGCTTCATGACCGCAATTAATCCCAATTTCTGTGAAAAATCTAGCCATATAAACTGTTCCACAACGACCAGTTCCACTTATGATGTATTTTAAATTTATTTTCATGATATTATTATATCAATTTTCATCGATTTGTTAAATCAATTTTATATTTTTATTGGTAAGAACGCATTGATATTGAGATTGTTTAAATGAAAAATTTTTGTTCTTTAGAAAAAATTCATAAATTGCTTTTTCAATGCCTTTAAAATGATAATCATCAAATAAAATTATACCATTATGAACAATGATTTTAGAAAAGCAATCTAATGTTGCTTTTGCCCCAGCATAAGTATCAGTATCACTGTGGACAAAAATAAATTTTTCTTTTTCTTCTTTGAAAGTAAAAGGGAAAATTCCTTTTTTATATATGACATTATCGGTTCCGAGGAAATCTTTCGTTTTTTCTATCGAACAATTAAAATCTCCATTTTTATGAAAATCTATATTAGAGTCTGAAAGAGCTACACCTTCAAAGGTATCGTAACAATAATGATTTTTATCTTCATGGAATAAATGTATTAATTTTGAAGTTTTTCCCTTGTATACTCCTACTTCTGCTGTGTTTCCATTTAAATTTTTAGTAGTTTTCAATTCATCGTAAAGATTTTTACTTTTCTCATAGCCCATCAAATTGTCTTCTTTAATGTAATCCCATAATTCTTCAAAATTTTTCATTTGTCCGCCAAAGAAATAAACTCCTCATGTTTATAGTTTGGAAAAGAATAAACATATTTAATAGTTATATTTATTGGCGATTGTAACCATTCTAAAATTAAATCCTTTAATTCTTTTTCTTTTTCTTCAAGTGGCTCACATATGATTTGCAATTCCAATTGATCAATCGATGTTTGAATTGCTTTGTATTTTTTTATACCAAATCTACTATGGTAGTCTCTACTTCCAATTAATGGCCATTTTTTATCTCCATTTGGAAGCACAAACATATTTCTTACCCTTCCATTTATTTTTGTAATGGTTTGTAATGTTCTTCCACAAGTGCATTCTCCAAGCTCTATATGATCGCCATTTTTATATCTTCTAATGTAAGGGTTTGTCATGGTACTTATAATCATGCTACCATCAGTATCGACTTCAACCATTTGATTTTCCATGACATGATAATTGTTTTTGTTATCAGGACATTGTATCGCTATAGTTCCACACTCTTCGGATGAAAACATAGTTCCGCCTAATTCTCCTGTGCCTTTTACATCAATTAGATTTGTTACTTTTGATAAATCGATTTGTTTTAAAATAGATGGATAACAGTGAATGTAATGTGGATTTTTTTCTTCCAACCAAGATTGAATTACACTTATAGGTGCGAAATTCATTTTGTATGTCATGCCTTGTATCGGTGCTATGAATTTTGGTAATCCCCAAGTTTCTAAATCTTCCACTTTATTGTCGCCTCTAATTATTGCGACATTTTTTGTGAAATCCCACTTACGCCAAAGAAATTCTCTTACTGTAGTTGCCATATACCAGATGTAATCTTCATATGTTTTTTCTACCGATACTGGTTCTCCTGTAGATCCAGATGTGCTGCATGTAAATAGATGTTTTTTCATTTCTACTTTTCGAAGACATTCTTTACTCATGATTGGAAATTTAGAAATGATGTTGAAGTTTGGCTTATATGACCATTGACCTATTTCGAATTTTTCTAAGGTTACTTTAAGATCAGATTCTTCCATTTGATTCATTTTTAAAATTCCATATAAAAAAGTTGTAATCTTGATGTTTTAAGATTTTACTTGGTTTCAATGCGAAGTCGTTTTCTGTTGGGAAATAATTTGCGATTTTCATATTTGGCAATTTCTTATTGAAAGATCTAACAATTAAAGCCTCAGTATATCTTTGAGACATTTTAATGATTTTTTCTGTCAAATCTTTAGTAAAGTTCAAAACTCCATCGCCAATCATATTGTTGTAGAAATTATCATTATCGACCCAATCTTTGACAATTACAGTAGGTGCTTCATACCAAGGATCTATGTCCATCTGAAAGTCGCTCAATGGTAACAATTTATGAGTGCATCCAAGTAAAAGTGTAGTTCCTTTTTTTCTATTGTCTTTATATGTATTTACATCCTCGTAAGATGGCGAGTATGGATGCAACAATTCAATTGACCAATAATTTTTATTCATATTCAATAATTTAGCGTCAAACGATTTAAATCTTTTGTTAAAAATATTATATATATTTAAACGAGGATAACATAATGAAAACTTTTTATCAGTATCTTGAAGGATTGTTTGACTTTGCACCACATGTGAACCCAATTAGGGCTATGGATGATGAATTTATCAACAAAACTATAGCACAATTTAAAAATGTGCCAGTAACTATTTTGCAGGATTATGTCCAAGCTAAATTGAAAAACGATAAAGTCAAAATAGAAAAATTAACAATTCCATTAATGCTTGCTTGCAAATCTTTGCCTTTATATCGACAAATAAATAGTTATATTGATATTGAATTGAAAAAAAGAAGAGAAGAAAGTCATGCTGCTTGGAATAGCAAATAATTAACATTGACATAATGTTACAATAAAATTACAATTATTTTTTGAAAATCAATCAATTTATGAAAAGCATAAGGTTTCATGAGTAACAAGAAAAGTGTATATGTGTTGGCCATCCAAAAGAATAACGAAGTATCTGTTCTTGGTTGTTTTTATTCCTTGGAAGTTTTAGTAACTCATTTCATAAAATTTTGCAAAAGTAAATTTAACAGGATTCCAGATGCTGCTATGTGCAAAAAAGTTGTTCAAATGCAAGCTTCTGAAGAGTGGCATCCTCTTGGTCATGGATATGAAGAAAAAATGAAAATTTTCTATTCTGTTCTTTATATTTCCGAATGAATGTTCAACGCAAAAAAATCTTATCTGTAATTATTTTTTTTTAAGATTACACAATCTTTTCCAACAATACATTCCTTTTCACAATATTGCAATAAATAATTTAAACCTTTTTCTGTTGATATATTTTTTCCGTTTTCACTCCAAGATGTATCATCAAAGAATATGTATCCACCTTTTTTAACCTTTGGAAAATAACTTACAGAGTCTTGATAGGCAAGTTTTTCGCAGTGATTTCCATCAATGTGTAAAATATCAATAGATTCATCTTTAAATTCATTTATTACATTTTCTGATTTATCTCTATAGATTTTACAAAATGAATCCACTTTATAAAATTTTAATTGGCTAGTAAAATTTTTATAAATTTCATCTAGATTTATTTTTGACCACCATTCTTTATTCTCATCTTTTTCCATGTCTTCTAATGCAGCATCATGTGTCCAAGGATCGATACCAACTACGATTCCATCATTATTATCTTTCATCGCAAGAGCTTGTGGAATTAAAGACGAACCTCCAAAAACTCCAATTTCTACACATAATTTTGCCTTAGATTCTGTAATGATATCGTAAAATTTTTGTGCCTTATCTTCATCGCACCAACCAAGAATTTTTTTGTGTTCATTTTTAATAAATTCAGAAAATGTCATTGTTGCTTGATTTACCAAATTTTTATAAATTTGGAAGGACATCCTTTATTGCCCAATTAAGAATTAGTTATCATTATTGTATCATATTTTTTTGTTTTTTAAAAATTATATTTTTTTGATTAGCCTACATAAATAAGTTATTATGACAAATCTTACAGTAGGAATGACACCATCTTTCTTCTTTGAAGGAGATTATCTTTTTAAAGCACAATTGAAATGCTTGTCTGAACAAAATTATAAAGATTTTGATGTTTATGCTATAGACCCTCACTACTCTAAAAGAAAAGATCTTATTCCGCAATATGCAAATCATTATAAATTAAACATCATTCATGTTCCTTACAAACCTAATTTGAATATAGCTAAAAGATTAGACTGTGCAATATTTAATGCTCCATATGTGTATTCGGAATCAAATAGAATAGTAAGATTGTCTTGCTGGAGATTTGTAACACCAGACTTCACAAAAATTTGTGCCGAATCAACCACTAATTGCGATTTTTATTTTCACAATTGCGAACCTAAGAGCGTATTGGATGCTCACCCACAAACGGGTCATTCTATTTCCATTTGGGATATGAATAGCGATAATGTTAATTGGAATTCTATTCCAAAGATAAATGAATCTGGATGCTCTTGGACAGAACATAGCGAAATTAATGAATCAGCGAAATTAATGCCACTTAATTGTTATGGCAATTATATGATTTTTAGAAATGAATGGTTGGAAATTAATGGTTGTGATGAAGTATTTACAAATAATGAGCATTGGGAAGATCAGGATTTTTGCTTAAGGGCAAGAAAATTTGGGTCTACTTGTGCAAGATTTTCTAAAAAAATGTTTAGATTGCATCATTATTACGGATCACATTCTGGTAGATCTAATATTGTTCCTGATCATGTATTTAAAAAGCCATGTGAGGCTTGCGATAAAGCACAATATACTTATGAGCCAAATAGATTTGATATAAAAAATAGAATAGAAAAAGGAGAAATAGAAATTTTTGAGGAAGATCAAATCTGGATCTGCAAAAAATGTCATTTGTCTTCTTTCATTTGGCACAATGATTTTTCTGAATCATATGATTTTATTCGAAATAAAAGTTCTTATAAATCAACTATTATACCTAAATATAAAATAGGCAGGAATTTACAAATATTAGCAGAAGATATGAAAGGCAAAACAATTCAAGAAAAAGTAGATATTTATAACGATTCTTGGACAAACGGGAGATATTATGTTAAGTGAAAATTTTAAAAATAGAGTAGAACTACTTGAGTATATCGATAAAAAATTTCCAAATGGGATTGGAGTAGAAATTGGCGTTGCAGCAGGTCACTTTACAAAGCAAATTGTTGATTCTTGGAAAACATGTCAAAAGTTATTTGCAATTGATTTTTGGGAAAATCAAAGTGAAGGATACAATGACCCATGTAATTTATCGAACGAAGTTCAAATTACAAGATATCACCAAGTTTTAAAAGATTTTAAGAATCACAAACATGTTTCATTTTTAAAAATGTGGTCAAATGTTGCTGTAAATCAGTTTTATGACAACCATATTGATTTTATTTATTTAGATGCAAATCACAGTTATCAAGGTTGTCTCAACGATTTAAACATTTGGTATCCTAAGATTAAGAAGGGTGGAATTTTTGCTGGTCATGACTATGCCTCTGGACCTGATGAAAGCTATAATGTAAAAAGATCCGTAGATGAATTTACTGCATCAAAGGGAATAAAATTATTTCATACTTCGGATGATAACTCACCAAAAAGAGCCGTTTATGGTTCTGGATGGGAAGGTTATAGCTTTTACTTTGAAAAACCAGACTAAAAATTTTTGATTTATTTGTCGTTTACCTTAACCATCATGCTCATGACATCATCTAAGGATGATTCAAGTATTTTTACACAAGAATCATTGTCGCCATAACTTATAATGACTTTGTTATCTTTAAGGATCATTCCAATTGGAAATGTACACAGTATAAGACCAGATTTTCTATAATGAGGTTCTGTAGCATCTTCTGCTTTTAAATATGTTTTTTCAGACATATGCGTCACTACAAATGGTGGCTTGCCTTCAAAAATATAAAAACCATTATCATAATAATGTAAATTTTTGTTTCTTGCAACTGTGTGAAATGTTGTCAAATAATTGCCATCTGGCAAGATAACTGCATTTGTATTACCTCTCAATTCAGTCTGCATAAACCATTTATTTTTAAATGATGTTACATATTTTTTTTCTGATTTTATGATGCTTCCTGTGTGGACTTCATAAATCTCATGTGGATGTATGTTTGCAATAAAGTATAATTTTTTTTCATGAACAAAAGGCATCCAATTTTTTTGCCTTCTTACAATTTCTTTTGGGCTTATCCTAATTGTTTCAGCTTCAAAAATTTCAGTATCTGATTTACTTAGATCCATTATAATTGTTCCTGCAATACTTTCAGCATTACAATTGTCAAATTTCATTGAATAAGACATTAGAACTTTATTATCAGGAGTTCTAATTATTCTTGGATCGGTAACACCATACATTTTAAATTTATAATAAAAATTGTTTATAACTTTATATTCATAATTTAAAAAACAAGCTACGAATTCATATTCATTTGATCTATAAACGCATAATATTTTATTGCCTAAATCTAATATTCCCGCATTAAAGCTACCAGCTTCTGGCAAATCAAGCCTTACCATTTTAGATGGTATGGTTGTTAAGAATTGAATTTCTTTTTCTCTTTTGAAATTCTGATTTTGTGATTCTAAATTTGTAAAAATAGATTTTTTATTTCTTACATTATTATGAATTTCTATTTTTTTATTTTTCTGAAATATCTTTGCATTTTCTGGGATTATACGAAGATATGGATTATTAGCTTTTTTCGCTAATGCCTCTTGTATTTTTACTTGATTTTTTAAATTTTTATGACGCATTTAGTTCACTGATTTTAATATTGTTTTTTTTGCAAGGATTGATTAATTTTTTGATTTTCTTTTACCCTTTTTAAATGATTTTCACAATCTTCTATTACAAAAGGGTTATAAAGTGACCAGTTGTGCGAATGGCCAAAAACAAAATGACATGTTGCACACAAAGTACATAGATTATCTTCAATAAGCTCTTTACTTTCATCAATATGAACCGGAATCTTATGGTGTACATGAAGTGAACTTTTTTTTCCACAAGCTATACAACTATCATTTTCTGTCAGCCATTTTTTTCTACGACCATTCCACCTACCGGATCTAAGATCGAATAGATTTCTGATACTAGACCTAAGTCCGAATAGATTTTTGATAAATGATATCATCGTTGAGGTTATTGTCCTTTAAATTCTTGACCTTCTTCTGCTGATTCTTCTTCTGGAACTTCTTGAAAAGCTGCTTTAATTTCTTTCATAAGCATAGTTCTTGCACTTGAATCTTGAATTCCTTCATCATCTACCATTGCTTTGTGTAATGAGTTTATCAAGGTTTTTGCCAAGTTTTTTAAATTTGCTCTAGTTAAATCAGTTTTATCTAATCCATCTAAAAATATTTTTAACTTTCTGTCTAAACCATGACCTATTTTCATTTCATCTTCTGGTGATTGTGATGGTGATGGTGCTGGTGCGTCCATATCTTCGTACAAATTAGGATTTTTGCTTACATTTCCAAGTTGATCCATCACACTTGCCCACCATGTCGCTTCACTGATAGGTTTTTGATTAAAATATTGACTCATGACTTTTCCTTTTTATAGAATGTTTTGTGATAATATATATTCTTTTAAAATCTTAATTTTTTCCAATACTTTTGCAATATCGAATTTTTCTCCATACTTTTCTCCAGCTTTGATTGATTGCAAATGGGCCAAACTAATTCCAGAACCTGTACCTTCTGGATCTACTTTTTGCAAAAATCCCTTTTCTTTGTCAATCATGTCTCTTGTATTGCTTTTTACTTTGTATGGGTTTATTTTAAATTCTTGATCATTAACATTTAATTTTATTTTATTTGAATCGCCAATGTCATTAGATTTTATAATTTTGTCATTTACTATTTTGCACCAATCATCCCACATGATTTTAGAAATGCTATCGCCATATAAGTCTTGCAAGGCATCAAGAAAACTAACATATCCTTTCAAACCAATACCACTTGTTTTTACATTTGTATCAGTGACGGTATTACCTTTTTTGTCGGTTATATTTACAAAATTACCAAGAGCGTCTTTTTTGGTCTTACTTTTTTTAGTGGTTAAACTAAAGCCAGATTTTTTTGGGTCTTTTTCTATATCGGCACGAATCATTTTGTCATACGCTCTCATATTAACAGAATCTACACATCCATATTTTCCTATGATTAATTGAGTTGCAAAAGCAGCTTTTACAGCAGCAAGTCCTTTTATGTTGTCTACAATATACTCGAAAATTTTAAAATCAGAAGAATCTGATAAGGAAGTAGATTCACCTTTATTCATGAGCGATGTTATACCATTATAAATAGTATCTTTTTTTTCCCATAATTCTTCGAGATATCTCGCCTTACTTTCTCCTTTTTTGGAACCAAGTAGATTTGCCTGTTTTGCAAACGATTGGCCAGCATAATCCCAAGCATTTATCTTATTTTTTTTTGTTTTATGTATCGCATCTTCAAAAACCCATTTTAAAAAATCTGGAAATGTTTGATGAACTATCTGCCACTCTTTTTGAATTGTGTAAAAAACAAATGCAAAAACTATAAACATATTTGTTGAATTTTTTTGAGCAAATGCATTTATTTCTGGATTGTGTAGACAAAAACCACTTACTTTACTGCTTTTTGGCTGACCCAATTTTATTTCATCGGAAGACCCATAAGGATAAATTTTCTCTTTATCTAATGTGGCTATCTCCATTTCGTTAAAAAACCATTGTTTAAAATTCATAATTTTTCCCTTCTTAATATTTGATTTTATATATGATCAAAACAATATATAAAATTATGAAAAGCTTTAAAAATTGGTTTAATGAAAATTTCGATAATGTCTTTATGCATCCTAATCGTAAAAGGGCTGTAAGTGTATTGGATAGCTCTAATGGATTAGTTTACAAGACTAAAAATCCACCAATAGAATCATTACCAGAAGGTGCAACAGAAATAAGCAACCCTCACATAACATTAATAGATCCTAGCGAAATGCAAGAATTTAAAAAGAAAATTAAAGAACTATTAGAAAAAGATTATCCAGAATTGCAAGACTTGCCAAAGCCAGTCTTTGGAAGACAAGTTGTAATTACTCGCCATAATGGAAATCAATTTGTTATTGCAGATATATCTAATCAAGAAGATTTTCACAATTATGTTTCAAAGATATGGAGAAAGTTAGAAGTTCCTAACAAAGAAAGAAAATATTTTTACATGACACTTGCTAATAATAGTAATGGAGATCCATTGGTTCTTACAGGAGACATTACTAAAAGAAACTTTGAGGAAAAATCATGAATTTTAAAAATTGGATTGAAAGCGAACAACCTTTAAAATCTATAAAAGAAATAGAATCTTTAAAGCCAATGATAATATCAAAAGCTCAACATATTTATGATAATTGGAAACAAGATGATCAAGGACATGATGAAGAATATGGTGGTGGTGGCATTTGTCATAATATCGCAGATGAAATCGCAAGTGTTTTAAATGATAATGGAATTGATGCAGCTACAGTTTCTGCTACAGTTGGAACACAACATGTTTACACAATTGGAAAATTTCAAGAGGGTGTTTATGAAATTGATATTTATCCAAGCACATATGAGACTGGTGCAGCTTATACTTGGAAAAAAATACCTAATGTTAAATTCGACAATGATGACATTGTTGTTAGCAGAATAGATAGTGATCCAGAATCATTTGATACTTACATGGAAGATTTTTAAATATTTTATAAACCATTTCCACCATTGTTGGCTAGATAACATATCTAAAAAATAATTGATGAGGCAATATGATTAATATGAAAAGTTTTAATTTGTACTTGGTTGAGAAACAATTCGTTAAATTAAACTCTTTAAAAATGAAAGATATCTATTGTTTGAATGAATCAGATCAAGTAAATGAAATTCTATCGTTAGCTGCAATTGGTGCGTACAAAACGGCAAAGGCTGGTTTGTCAGCAGCATATAATGTAACGAAATTCGGAATGTCAGTTTTAAAAAAAATAATTGGAATAAAACCCCAAAAAATAGAAGAAGAAATTAAAGACAAAGATAAAAAAATTGTTATCAAAGAATTTTTGAAAAGTGCAGTAAAAAAATTAGGTATAGTTGTAGTTGTTGGAGCATTGTTATATCTTGGATTGCAACATGGAGTTATCACAGATTTACTCAGTTGGACGGGGCAAATGGCTTACAAAGCATTGATGTATATTTTGGGTCTTGGAGGAAACACCATTTGGAAAATATTAATGGAAGCTTGGAATGCAATAAAAGATTTTGCTGGTGCTATTGGTGATTATATTGGTGCTATTGTTTCAAAAACTGGAGAGCTTGCGGAAGATCAAATGGAAAAAGTAGGTCAATATATGAAGGATTTATTTAAGAAAACTGGTGGAACATTTGGGAATCCCGATGGTGGTAATCCTTGGGAAAACCCACAAGAAAAAGATTGGCAAGGCAATCAGCGTACTGTTTTAACACCAAAAGAAAGCCCAAAACCAATAGACTGGGATGGATTAAAAGATACTTTTGGCTCAGACAAAAAAAAATTAGATCCAAATATTTTAAATTTTAAAAGTAATTAATGAGGCGATATGATTACATTTCAGTCTTTTTTAAAAAAACAAATTTTAATAGAAAAGATAAATATTGATGCCTTTCAATTTCCGCCATTAGCATATGGAAGTTTTGGCAAATACTTTATAGCAGGTGATGGAGAAATACATTATCAAGTTGCAGGAGAAGGCGGAAATCAAAATGGAATCGCTCATGTAAATAACTTCTTGCCAATATATCAAAAATTCTTTTCTCAACATATAACACCAGAAATGGCAAAACAATTTAAAGAAAAATATACAAAAAACATGGCAGATGAAAAAGATGAGATATCAAAAAACAATTTGCCATTCCCAGAAATTTTTAATTCGCCATTTGCGAAGTGGATTGTAGATAATGATGAAGTAATTTATAAAATAAAAACAGCACAGGGAGAACAACAAGGGATTTCTTCAATCAAGGAATTTGATGCTTACTATAAACAAAATATTGCTAACTTCGGAAACAATCAATTGGCAAATATAAATCCAGAAGAAAAAGAATCTATCAAACAAAAGTTGAATAAAGAAATCGAAAAATAATTATAAACCATTTCCACCATTGTTGAAACCACCACCAAATTGACCAAATCCATTACCGCCCATATTTCCACCGCCAAATTGACCAAATCCACCACCCATATTCCCACCACCAAATTGACCTTGCATATTTTGTCCGCCCATATTCCCACCGCTACCACTCTGAAATGCTAAACCACCTACACCAGACATAATACCCTGCATTGCCATTTGATAAAAAGGATTGTTCATACCTACAGCTTGGCCGCCAGTGCCTCCAAATTGACCGAATCCACCACCTTGACCGAATCCACCACCCATAGTTGTATTGACACCACCACCGCCAAATTGACCACCGCCAAATTGACCACCGCCAAATTGACCACCGCCAAATTGACCACCGCCAAATTGACCACCGCCAAATTGACCACCGCCAAATTGACCACCACCAAATTGACCACCACCAAATTGACCACCACCAAATTGACCACCACCAAATTGACCACCACCAAATTGACCAAAACCGCCACCCATGTTACTACCACCTGTAGAAAGTGGAATTTGATAAAGTTGCGAGATTTGCATGCCTAGGGTATTATTTTGTGTGTATTGGGCAGTGCCTTGAATCCCACCTGTATTTTGTTGAAAGCCACCACCTCCAAAACCGCCACCAAATCCACTACTACTTCCAGTATTGAAATTAATGTTTTGATTAGAAATCTGTGCTTTAACTGTATTGTTTAATGCTGGTGGTGCTGGCGGAGCAGGAGGTAATATAAATCTATATCTTGGTTCTTGAGATATAGCAAAATTTGAAACAAAAGTTAAAAAGCCAATTGTCAATAATTTGTTCATGTTTATTTCCTTTTATTTTATATATAAATTTATGAAAGAATATACATTTAAAAAGTTCTTAGAACAAAGAGATCCTAAGTTTTATGACGAATCACTTATGGATATAGCAACTGCTGGAATAGAATCTGGAATTTCTGGTGTCGGTTCTGGACTTTGGGATTTCGTTAAAAAACTTTCAACCAATTCTTTGAAAGCTGCTGATTATGCTTTTGGTTATGAATTCGAAAGAAATTATAATCGTGAAATACCTACAGACACAAGCTTCGACAGAACCATGAATGTTTTGAAAAAAATAGTAGAACCATTTTATTCTGGTTTGAAAACTGGTATTGGAAAAACTATGTCTAAGTTTGATGAAATAAGAATCAAACAATTAGAAGAAATATCAAAAGATCCAAAGGCCAAGAACATGTTAAATCAATTTGTTCAAAAAAACCCAGAAACAAAAAAAGAATTAGATAAATTTGTATATAAATTAGCCAATTAATTTTTAGGATAAATATGAAAACATTTTCACAATATATTGAACATCGTAATGTTAACGAAGCTTTTTTTGATAAAATGAAACAAGGATTTCAAGCATCTTATCAAAGTGCAAAAGGTGATGAAAAAGAAAACGCAAGCCAAACAGATGAGCAATATAAAAAAGCAAAAGAAATTGCACATAAAGCAATAAATGTTGGAAAGTCAATGTCCGATAAATTAAATAAGCTTGGTTTGTCTTTGCCTTTTGCTGCCACTTTAATAGCTGCTGGTATGACTGGTGGTGCTGCTGCAATTCCAATTGCTTTATTATCAAAAGTTGTAAGTGATGAAATAATTCATTACGCTGCAAAAGGATTCGATAAAGTTACTGATATGACAGTTGGAAAAGTTCCAGCAATGGCAGAATCATCTTTTATTGATAGAACTGGAAAAATGATTTCTGGTGCTATGGATAAAGCTGGCGAAACAATTGGTGGCGGTGCTGGATTCATTGCTGGAAAAACAAGTAAATACTATTCAAAATTAAGAACAATGGCAGAAAAATCTATTGGTGATATTATGTTGTTTTTAGGAAATAACAAAAGATATTTGGCAAAAGCATTATTTTTGTTTGCTGTTGGACATGTGATTGGATCGGGTATTGGAAATGCAACTAATTTTTATGCCAAAGATAGTTTAGATTCTGTCGCATCTTCTCTTGCTGGTGTTGGAGGTGTTGATCAAAGTGAATTACTTTCAATCATGAAAAATGTTGGTAACGAGGTTTCTAAAGGAGTCGATATTGGTTTGCATGCTGCTCCTCATTTGCCTAGCAAGTTACCAAATTTGTCAGCACTTAAAAATGTGAGTCAAGAAATTTAACATGAAATTTAAACAATGGTTATTTTCTGAAGAATTAGAAACTATAGACACTCAAATGTCGATCCCAGAGGAATTAGAAGAAATAGCACACATCATGAATGCACATGGCAAAACATGCTATGTAGTCGGTGGTGCTGTAAGGGATCATCTCTTTAATCATTTTCACGACATGAAAAAAGACATAAACGACTATGATCTAGCAACAGACGCACTTCCAGAAGAAACAAGAAAAATAATTCATAATACAACCATAGCCAATGGAAGATTTAAATTAGAAATATTCGAGAAGGGAATAGACCAAGGAGTCCTTTCCATCATTGTTAAAGACATGGATGGAAAAAAGAAAGATGAATTTGAAATAGCAACTTTCAGAAAGGAAGTCTATTCTGGCAATTCAAGAACACCAGAAAAAACAGAATTTGGAGCGACACCAGAAGAAGATACTAAAAGAAGAGACTTGAACTATAACGCTTTGTTCTATGATACAATAAACAAAAAAGTAAAAGATTATAATGACGGAAAAGGCATTAAAGACATAAAGAACAAACACACAAGTGTGGTCGGAGATCCATTCCAAAGATTCTATGAAGACAAACTTAGAGTTCTGCGTGTAGTTAGATTCTTTAACAGATACAATCGTGACAATATAATGAGTCATCTTGACGATAAAACCAAAATGGCAATAGCTGAATTCAAAAACTTAGAAAATGTCAGCAAGGAAAGAATCAACAAAGAATTTCTTTCTGGTTTAAAGCAAAGTCAATCTCCAGCTAATTTCATCAAGTCTTTAAAAGATTTGGATCTCATTCATAATATCATGCCAGAAAGAATAAAAATTCCAAAATTGGAACCTCTTGATCAAATGAACAATAATCTTTCTGCTATGATTGCTTACATCCTTAGTGAAGAAGTTCCTAATAGGAAGCTGTCTGATATGCTGATACAATACAAATTCGAACACGATGTTCTTACTCCTGCGATCATAATTTTAAAAGCATATAACATGTTCAAGAATCCAATGAGCCACGAATACAAAATTCATGATATATCCAGAGAAATGAAGAGAGTTACTTATAAGTCCATAGAATCATTCATGAGTCATTTCGGATTTGAGAATGAATCTAAGAGATTATTTGAACACAAGCCTAAATACACTGGTGCAGATGTGGCACACCTTGGATTAAAAGGAAAAGATATAAGCGATAAACTTGATCAAATGGAAAAGGACAACTTCTTCAATGTACAATAAAAACTATCCTAATTACAAATTGTACCTAGCTGGTATTATTACAGAGAATCAATATTATGAATCGATTGATGTTTCTGAAATATGGAACCAAGAATTACCAGATAATTTAAAGCCATTGATGAGATCTGTCGGTAACTACAATCGATACAGCGATAAAGATACTCTTTTTTACTTATTGCCAAAATATGATGATTTGAATGTACAGTTGGATGCACATGGATTAGCTAAAATTAGTCTTGGTTTTCAAATAAAGTCACTAATAGAAATGCTTAAAAGAAACAAGGCACCAAATCATACAGCACCACTAACAAATAATATAAATGGAGTAGGATCGGGACTTGGAGCTTCAACAGCTTACAGAGATGGGGCGTTCATTGTAGTGGCTCCATTTGGTAAAGAACTTAAAGACGGAATAAGATATATAATTGTTGATGGAAAAATTGCAGATATTAAGCCAATCGAAGGAAAGACTGCTACTCAAATATTGCAACAAGAATTGGGTCAGGGAGGAAAATATGAGTTTATCGATGGCGGGGAAAACAACAATCAATTGGATGCATTCTTTGCAAAATTTCCAAAGCCAAAATCAAATAAAAAACAATTAAAAGATAAACAACCAGAAGTTTATTCTAAACCAAAACCAATAACTACATCTAAGACTTCAGCATGGGATGAGCCACCACCAATTATAGATTCTTTGTTTTAAAACAAAAGGAAATTAACATGTACAATAAAAAATACCTAACTATAATACATCTACAAAAACTTAATTTCATGTTTTTAGGTGATTATGAACAAAAAAATAAAACTTGTGGGTGTTTGGTCTGATAATTTTAAAAATATTTATGACATTTACAATAAATCAATAGAAAAATATTTAGATTATTTTGAAGTTTGTTTGTGTAAAATTGATTTAAAAGAATTTAATGTATTTGGATTTGGAACTCCTTCTTGGTATGAAGCTGCGGTGCAAAAATTAGACTTTATAATAAAAAATTTAAACGAATTAAGAGAGGGAGAATTATTGGTCTTTAATGATTTGGATATTCAATATTTAAACCCAATGAATACTTTTAGAGTTTTAGATTTTATGGAATGTAAAAAATTAGATTTCTGTGGAACAAAGGAATTTGACTCCGATAAATACAACGGTGGTTATTACATTTTAAGAAACACTAAAAATATAATTAAACTTATATGTTCTATAAAAGAAGAATTAAAATTAAAAAAACCTAAATATGCCGACCAAGATATCTTAAATGAGATTATTCACGATGCAAATGTAAATCACGCTTTGATGCCAAGAGAATTTTTTATAAATGGACCTCATGGCGGAATAACACAAGAAGCAATAATGCATCATACAACTTACGCAGATACTGTTCATGATAAAATAGTTCAAATGAAAATGATTTATTCTAATTACTTCAAGACTAAGTATGCAGAAAGTGATGATTTTCCATTTGGCGATTCATTTGGCGAATTAAATAGAACAAATGGAATTAAGCTTACTGATGACATTTATATTAACGATCCTTTTGTTTTATTGAAAAATAAATTGCTATGAAATTGATAAAAAATATTCTATCATAAGTCTTAGATAGGATGATGAGTTATTTTTAACAAATCGCACCAGAAGAAGGTTTTGATTAAGTTATTGAAATGAATAATAGACAAAAGTTAAAAGAATTATTGTAAAGGAAATAAAATGGCAATTAAAATAACAGAAAAAGCAGTAAAAGAAATAAATCTTGCAATTGAAGAAGAAAGAAACCAAGGAGCTACAGAAGAAAAGCTTCATGTAAGAGTAAAAGTTGTTGGTGGTGGATGCTCTGGCTTCCAATCGAAACTAACAATAGAAAAAGAGGTAAATCAAAAATTAGACGAATTATATGAAATCAAAGGCATATCAGTAATAGTCGATAAAAGAAGTGCTATGTATATCGGAGATGCAACTATAGATTTTATTGATGATATGAATTCTCGTGGATTTAAAATAGACAATCCACAAGCTAAGTCTACTTGTGGATGTGGCAGTTCTTTTTCCATGTAATTGTAATGGAAATATTAAAGTAGAATCTATTTTTTGTTAGATTTTTTCCTCTGGCATTTCTTTTGGTTTTTCAATGTCTGCAAACTTTTTGTACATTTCTTCTTCTGACAAAAAGTTATATGCAGTTCCATCAGCAGTTTTTATATTTTGAAAGTGTGTTGGGAATCTATAAAATCCTAAATTGTTTTTGTTAATATAACCTACAACTTGATGTTTTACATTGAATGAAGACTGGTCTGTAAAATTGAAATTAAATCTACCTACAAGTTTTCCACCATCAATAGAAATTTCTATTGTTTTCATTGTAAAATCACTATTGTCTTTGGCCTTCTTATCAACAATTGGGCCTATTTTATTGATCATTCTCGATTTGAAAAATCCCGACATTGAATCCCATCTATTTTTTGATAGCTTATTTACAATTTCATTTGTATTTTCTACTTTTTCTATAGTCAAATTTTTATAGTCAAATTTGAAAAGCTCTAAAATATTAAAATACATAAATTGACGCATTATCTTTACCATATCATCTTTATTTGAAATTTTGTAATTTTTTACTTTTTCAGAATTAATTTGAAATTTATTTAATAGATCGTTTTTATAACTTTCGATAAATTCTTGTTGTTTGCTTTCTAGCACTTGTTCGACTTGAGTCGATAATTTGCCCATTGCCATTTTTGATGCTAGAGGTCTCATGAACAATTCTTTTTTCTTGCGTTCCTCATCTTCACTTTTTTTCATCGCTTTAAAATCTGCTGGAGTCTTTACTTTTTCTTTAAGATCATCTATCTTTTTCTTGGCTTCTATATAATCCATAGAATATGCCAACATACCCTTACAGGCTTGTTGCACTTCTTCTGGGAATGAATCAATATATTTCTGATTTGATTTTTTAGTTAGCAAACTATATCTCTTAGAACCGCTTGCCCACCTTAAGTCGCTTATAAAAACATGTTCCAGATTAGATTTTAATATGAAATGTGGAGCATAATTAGTGGGATCTAATTTATTTTTTTCATATTCTCTTTTATCATATTCTTTGGAAAATTTTGCAAACTCTTCAAGATATGGATCACTAGTTGAATCTTCAAATGTATCTTTCAACTTTCTATACTGATCTTTTGTAAGATGATTTGCACTTAATGCTTCTTCATATAATTGCTTTAACTTTTCAAATTTACCTTCAATTGCATATTTTTCCATTTTCTTAATGGCATCATTATTTTCGTCATTTTCTAACCAAATTTTGAATTTCATAATTATCCCCACTCTTAACTTGTAATGACATTATTTAGTGGATTTTATCTTATTTGTTGTGTAAATAAATCTATGAACTTTAAACATTGGCTACTATCTGAAGAAATATTCCCCAATAAGACCGCAACTGTCTATCATAGAACATGTCAAGATTGCAATAAAGATGATAGCGTCAAAGCCGTATCAAGTATACTCACAAAAGATTACAAAGTTGGCTCAGGTTGTATGTACGGTTGTGGTCTTTATACTACTTTTGCAATAGAAAGCCAATTTACCAATTATATGCAAACATATGGTCAAGCAGTAGTCAAATTTAAAGTGGAAGAACTAGACAAATATCTCATATTTCAATTATCTGTGGCAAAACAAATACATGGCAAGGATTATAAAATAAGCGATCAATTAAAGAAATTAGGACTACTAAACAAACCAAATGTAAATGAAATTAAATTAAAATATTACGATGAACAACAAGAAAAAGAAAAATACTCATCAGCTTTAGCAAAACAATTCTATGAACAAAATGGTTGGATAGTAAATTCGGTAAAAGGAATTATCTATTATGGGGCAAATGATGGTTATTGTTTAGTGAAATATCCAACAGTTAAAGATGGAACAATAACTATGTTGGGTTATGCAGTCGCAGAACCTAATAATATGAAAAAGATGGAAGAACTAAAAAGTAATATTGGTTGGATAAAATCGGTTGGAACATTAGGCACAGCTTTTAAAACTACCTACAAGGCTCCAGAAAAAATGAAAGAAAAACTTGCGTTTGGCAGCAATACTGAAATTGAAAATGTCAAAAGTATTTTTTTGAATTCTAAAAACTTAGAACGAACAGCAAAAAAATTAGAATCAAATTTAAAAAAACTTTCTGATAAAGATATTTCTGATTTACTTGATAGAGCAAGTGACAAAGACCAAATGGCAGAAGTAATTATAAAATACATACCAGAACTTTATGGCGAAATTCTTGTTTCATTGTTTAGAAATGCAAAAGACAAAGACAAAGTTTCAGAACTAATTATAAACTACAACCCAAAATTTTCTCGTAATAATGTTTATCATTTGATTTCTTATTCAACTGACAAAGACAAAATAGCACAACTTATTATTGAAAAGCATCAAGAAATTTCTGATAGTGATGTTTATAGTTTGGCTGTAAATACAAAAGACAGAGACAAAATAGCACAACTAATTATCCAAAAGAAATCAAACCTTTCTGACAAAAATGTTGGTGATTTGATTTATGCTGCAATCAACAAAGAAAAAATAGCAGAATTGATTATTGAAAAGAAACCAGAACTTTCTGATAATAATGTTTTTAATTTGATTCAATTTGCAAATGATAAAGAAAAAATAGCAGAAATAATTCTAAACAAAAATCCAAAACTTTCTGATGATACTGTTGAAAATTTGCTTCTTAAGGCAAATGACAAAGAAAAAATGGCAGAATTAATTATAAGAAAAAAACCAGAACTTTCTAATAGCAATGTTTATAGTTTACTTGGTACTGCAACTGATAAAGACAAAATGTCAGATCTAATTATAAGATACAAAAAAACAAATCTTTCTAATAGTAATGTTTTTCATTTGCTTTTTTATTCAAAAGATAAAGACAAAATAGCAGAACGGTTAGGATCAGATAATATAAGCAAACTTTCTGATAAAAATATTTCTTCTTTGCTTGATAATGCAATTGATAGAAGAGAACAAATGGCAAAAATAATTATAAAATATAAAGAAAATCTTTCTGGTGATGATGTTTCTTATTTGACTTCTAATCTAAAAGATAATACTGAAATTTTAGAACTTATTTTAAATAATTTAAGACAAAGTAAATATCCAGTTCATGACAAAGTCATAGGATGGATTTTCGACAGATCAAAAGATAAAGATAAAACTATAAATGATATTATCCAAATTCTAAAAGAAAAAAATCAAGAAATTTCTATAGTGGCATTTCAATATTTTGTTCAATACGCAACAGACAAATTAAAAATGGCAATGACCTTGATTAAAATTAAAAAACAACTCAGTCTTGAAGAAGCTTCTATTTTGATCAGAAATGCAAAAGATATAAATGAAATGGTAAAATTGATTGATAAGCCATATTCATTTTTGAAATCACTCACTAGTTTGGATGCCTTTAGATATAAGAAATCGCCAGAAGTACAAGATATGATAAACCAAGAACTAAAAAGAAGAAAAAGAATTCGCTTCAGTAGTGACTTCGACTAACTTTACTATCAAAAATTAATTGCTATAGTTACTTAGGTAATTTATTTTTAACAGTATTGGGAAAAACATGCAATTTGTAAAACAAGGTTCTGGATGTATCATTTTGGCCAAAAACACAAAAAAAATACTGCTTCCTCATAGGTCTAAGCAAGTTGGTCAACCAAATACTTGGGGAACTTGGGGAGGTTTTTCTTCCCCTGATGAAATTCCACAAGAAACAGCAAAAAGAGAACTAAGAGAAGAATCTGGATATAATGGAAATATCGAACTAATCAAATTATCAACCATGAATTGGTTTGTATTTAAATATCACAATTTCTTGGGAATAATAGATGAAGAATTCACTCCATGTTTAAATTGGGAAACTCAAGATTATAAATGGGTCGAATTTGGAAATTGGCCATCACCCATTCATTTTGGACTACAATGGCTATTAGAAAAAGATAGCAAAATTATAGAAAAATTAGTGCATATGTAACATTAATTTCCTTCATCGAACCACATAGATACCATATTATCAACAAATATGAGGATCTATGTCACACTACACAAATCAAAGAATTATTACAGAACAAGAATGGTGGAATAGCTTAAGAAGTCAAATAGGACAAACTACTTATTCAGAATCTTATTGCGTTGATCTAAATGAAATGGATTTTCTCGATCCATCTAAATCACCAATTCTTCAAGGTGCTAAGAACTTTGCAGGTGGACTTTCTACAGGTCTAAAGCAAGGATATGACAAAGGTGCCAAAGATGTTGAGGAACTTGGAAAGTTTCTTACCCCAGGGATTTTAAAAACTATTGAAATAGTCGCAAATGTGTCACAAAAATTTGCAGACAAAGTTGGGATATCACCAGTTACAGCAGCTATGATTGTTGGTATTGCAGCAACTGCACCCGCTGCTCTTCCTGCATATATTCTCGCTTTATCACTAAGAAGAGTTGCGACAAATTTAGCCAACAAAATGTATGATACAGCATGGGAAAAACTAACTGGCAAAACAGTCGAAGAATTAGATAAAATGTGGGTAGATTGGAAAAGTAAAAACCCAACAGCCGCAACTCCTAAAGTAGTTGCAGATTCATTTGACTCATTCAATTCATTCTTAAGAAATAAAGATATAAACTTATACCAAAAAATTTATTTGGAAAATGAGTACCAAGAAGATGCAAGAGGAGTTGGAGAATTTTTAGGTAAAGGTCTTGGTTATGGTGCTGGTGCTGGAGTTAGCATTATATCAAATTCAATTTCTAGTATCGCCAAATTATTTTCTAGTGTTATGAAAATGATAGCAAACAATCCGGTAGCTACTGGCAAAGTCTTGTTCGGTGTAATCATAGGTTATTATGTCGGTAAACTTGGAGCTAAAGCAACAGAAAAAGTCACAGATATGATTCAAGGAAAATTGTCAGCAGCCGAAAGTGATGATATTAGAAAAGTTGCTGAAAAAGTTGGGGTTCCACAAAAAGAAACTGATGATATATTGGGAGACAAACTTCAGAATGCTGCAAATTCTCTTGATCCATCAAAGATATCAAATTTGATTAGAAATCCAGATTTGATAGATGCAATGAAGAAAACAGATTTTTATGATAATACGCTTCATGCACAAATATTAAAACAAGCAATAACTGAAAAATCTGACAAGGCGAAAGATGTTTTGTGGCATTTATTGTTTAAAATGGGAAATGATCAAGACCGAATAGCAGATTTAAAAGATGTTATATCAACCTACAATAGTTCTGAATTAATGAATCGTTTTAATGAATATCAATTGAAGCACAATTCTTTTGTAAATGGTATTTTCGTGAAATTAAAAGCTTTATCTTCTGCTGCTGGAGATTCTGGACTAAATCCAAAAGATGCTGAAGATGCAAGAAGGGAGGCTGTTAGTGCTGGTTATACCCTTCGATCATTTATATTTAGTTCTGATGAAATTAAAAATTCTGGTGGTAGTGTTGCAAAAAGTGCATTAGATGTAGTGGCACCAGCAGTTAAGGCGGCAGCGAAGGTAGTCACAGATGATCCACGAGATATCTTTAATTATAAAGGCCAAGAAGTTTCAGACTTTATTGATAGTTTGCCGACCCCTAAAAAATAAATAGGAAAAATTATATATGATTACATTTATTGAATGGTTATTAGAAAATACAGAACCACAAAGTTTTACATTAAGTGATAAGAACATTGTGCCAGAATGGGTTTACAATATTTTTGTTGAGTCTTATCTTAAATCAACAGGAAAAGCATGGGATATGAACACATTCCTTGGAAGATCAAGATCATGGACTTTTTTTGGAATACCACCAGAATCTGAACATGATCCAGCAGCAGGATTTGTTTGTGTTAGATTTCAAAATTCAGGTTTAGTAAAATTAACAGGAGTTGCAGGAAGTACTAGAGCTATTCTAAAAGGATTAAGTCTTGTTGATAATCTCAACAAACCTGTTTGGGGTGCTGTAAGTGATAGTATAGCAAGCATGGCAGAAAAAAGAGGATTTATAGTGCCACCACCAGAAACTATGAAAATGATGGCAATGTTTATACCAAACCTAAGTGTAAATGATTCTGGTGATGTACAAGCTCATGTTATTGGAGTTGGAGATGTAAATAAAAAAGTTATTGTTAATCAAAAATATATGGATTGGTTTAAAAAACAATACCCACAAATTCCAATGGCTGCAAAATAAACTATGAACTTTAAACATTGGTTAATATCTGAAGAAATATTCCCCAATAAGACCGCAACAGTCTATCATAGAACAAGAAGTCTCAAAGATGTATCAGGCATACTCACATCTGATTTTAAAGCAGGTGCAGGTGCAGGTTGCTCTTATGGTTGTGGTCTTTATACTACTTATAAAATAGAAAGCCAATTTGTCGATTATATGGAAATGTATGGCGAAGCATTAGTCAAATTTAAAGTAACAGACCTCGATAAATACCTCATATTTCAATTGTCTGAGGCAAAACAAATACATGGCAATGATTATAAAATTAGCAGTCAATTTAAAAAATTAGGACTACTAAACAAACCAAATGTAAATGAAAGTAAATTAGAATATTACGATAAACGACAAGAAAAAGAAAAATTTTCATCAGTTTTGGCATATGAATTCTATGAACAAAATAATTGGATAGAAAAGTCGGTAAAAGGAATTATCTATTATGGATCAAGAGATGGTTATTGTTTAGTTAAATATCCAACAGTTCAAGATAAAACAATAACCATGTTGGGCTATGCAGTCGCAAAATATGATGATATGAAAAAGATGGAAGAACTGAAAAGTAATATTGGTTGGATTAAATCAGTTGGTATATTAGGTACACCCATTAAAAATGTTTATAAATCTCCAATCGAAAATAAAGAAAAGTTTGCATTTGGAGATTATAGCGAAATCGAAAATGTCAAAAATATTTTTTTAACATCTAAAAACTTAGAAAAAACAGCAAAAAAATTAGGATTATATCTAGACAAATTTTCTGATGAGAATATTTCTGGTTTGCTTCATCATGCAGAAGATAAAGACAAAATGGCAGAAGTGATTGCAAAATATAAAACAGAACTTACCGATTGGAATGTTTTTCATTTGCTTCATTATGCAACCGACAAAGACAAAATAGCAGAACTAATTATAAAATATAAAACAGAACTTACTGATGAGAATGTTGAAAATTTGCTTCGTACTGCAACCAACAAAGACAAAATAGCAGAATTAATTGTTAAAAATAAACCAGAACTTTCTAATATGAATATTTATAGCTTGATTCAGTTTGCAACCGACAAACAAGATAAAATAGCAGAACTAATTATTGAAAAGAAATCAAAACTTTCTGGTAAACATGTTGAATTGTTGCTTCGTAAAGCAACAGATAAAGACAAAATAGCAGAACTAATTATTGGAAATAAACCAGAACTTTCTTATTTCGATGTTCAATATTTGCTTAATTTTGCAAACGATAAAGAAAAAATAGCAGAACGATTACAAGAAAAAGAAGACAACATAAGCAAGCTTGATGATCAAAGTGTTATTGATTTATTTCATGATGATGCAAACGATAAAGACAAAATAGCACAAATAATAAACAAATACCACACAAAGAAAACTCCAAAAATTCAAGAATTCATTGATAAATACAGCAGCGGATATAAATTAAATTTAGGTAAAAAAGTTCTATCAACTGGATCATTTACATAATTACTAGGTTGTAAACTATGAACTTTAAAGAATGGCTAATATCTGAAGAAATCTTCCCCAATAAGACTGCAACTGTCTATCATAGAACTTGTCCTGGTTGCGATGAAGAAAAAAGCGTTCAAGCTGTATCAAGCATACTCACAAAAGATTTTAAAGTTGGTTCAGGTTGTATGTATGGTTGTGGTTTTTACACTACTTTTGCAATAGAAAGCCAATTTACTAATTACATGGAAACTTATGGTAAAGCAGTAGTCAAATTTAAAGTAACAGATCTCGATAAATATCTTATATTTCAATTATCTGTGGCAAAACAAATACATGGCAAGGATTACAAAATAAGCGATCAATTAAAGAAATTAGGAGTATTAAACAAAGTAGATGAAAGTAAGTTGAAAGAATACGATGAACAACAAGAAAAAGAAAGCTTTTCATCGGTTTTGGCGGTAAAATTCTACGAAAAAAACAAATGGATAGAAAATTCGGTAAAAGGAATTATTTATTATGGAGCAAATGATGGTTATTGTTTAGTTAAATATGAACCAGTCCAAGATGGAACAATAACCATGTTGGCCTATGCAGTTGCAAAATATGATGATATGAAAAAGATGGAAGAACTTAAAAATCCAAAATCAAAAAATTGGATTATTTCCACCGATAAGGCAAGTATTAAAAGTATTTATAAATCACCAATATCTAATAGAGAAAAATTTTCATTTGGCGAAGATGACAATGTCCATATTATGAATCAATTGTTAAAATCTAAAAATGTAGAATACACAGCAAAAAAATTAGGATCAAATCTAAACCAACTTTCTCAAGATAATGTTGGCGTTTTACTTTATAAGGCAACCGATAAAGAAAAAATGATAGAAGTAATTATAAAGTATAAAACAAAACTTTCTGACAAAGATGTCAGCACTTCAATTATGAATGCAAAGGAAAAAGATATAATAGCAAAATTAATTATTGAAAAGAAACCAGAACTTTCTGATCATAATGTTTTTCATTTGCTTTCTTATGCAGATAACATAGACAAAATAGCAGAACTAATTATTGAAAAGAAACCAGAACTTTCTGATGATAATATTTATTATTTGCTTCTTAAGGCAAACAATAAAGAAAAAATAGCAGAAATATTGCAAAAAGAAAAAGACAATATAAGCAAACTTTCTAATCTTCTTATTCGTGATTTGATTGCAAGAGTAAATGACAAAGACGAGATGTTAAAAATAATCATAAAATACAAACCAGAGCTTTCTGAGGATAATGTTTATTATTTTATTTTTAAAGCAAACGACAAAGACAAAATAATAGAATTAATCATAAACAAACTATCAAAAATAGATATTGAAAATGGTGTTCGTGATTTGATTCGATATGCAAAAGACCAAGAAAAAATAGCAGAATATATTATGAAAAAGGAACCAGAACTTTCTGATGATGGTGTTTATCGTTTGCTTGTTGCTGTAACCGACAAACCAAAAATCGCACAAATCATAAACAAATATCACACAAATAAAACATCAGAAATTCAAGAGCTAATCGATAAATACCTTGAACCTCAAGCAATAGCTGCAAAGTAAACCATGAACTTTAAAGAATGGCTAATACTGAAAGAAGAGACATCAACTGATACAGATCATTCTAAATTTAAAACATCTGTAATAGGACTTTTAAATGATAATAAAGTCTTAATACTAAAAAGAGGATCTACTGCTCCTTGGATGCCAAACAAATGGAGCTTAGTAGGTGGCGGAATTGAAGAAGGAGAAAACCCAAAAGAAGCCATAATAAGAGAGTGCCTTGAAGAAATAGGATTAAAACCAAATAATGTTTCTTTTGATCATAAAATAATGACTGTTGATGCTGGAGAGATTTATTATTTTTATGGAGAATTAGAAAGTCAAAATATAAAATTAGATTATGAAAATTCAAATTATAAATTTATTACAAAAGATGAAATAAATAATTATGATTTTGTTCCATACATAAAAGAATTTATATTAAGTGTTTTTTCAAAAAAGATAACCCAATGAACTTTAAAGAATGGCTACTACTGACAGAAAAGATAATGATAAAGGATCAAGAATTCCGTGAGCCTCTTATTGCACTACAATATATTCGAAAAAATCACCCTTTCCCCAACACACTAGCCGTAACTTTTACCAAAATCGATAAAGTTGGTCTTAATCCAGAAAGCAAATATGAAACACCACTTGGCATTTATCTCTATCCTATAGATTATGTAATTGAAAAGAAAATGAATGTTCCATTCGCTGCAAATCAACCTTATATTAATGTCTGCGAATTCACAAGACCACAAAAAATATTACATATGAATCCCGATGTGTCTAAACAAGATGGAATGGAACTACTCAATGTTTTTCCAAAAGAACAAGTAGATCAAGCTATTAAAGAAATTAATCCATCAGTAGACATGTTCAATAAAGCTCAAAAATTATCAGATCACAAAAAAACCAAACTGAATAATCTTCAATATGATCAAGAAAAAGAAGATGATCTTTATAAAAAGTATATTGATGCCAAAACTTATTATGATTATGTAAAAGATGAATTGCAAGGAGCAGCATACCAACTTCGTAGCAATTACTCCAAATTGTGGATCGTAACAAGAATACTTGCAAATAGAAAAATCACACAATGGAACGCCAATCTTAGAAAATGTGGAATAGATGGATTTGTAGATCATGGAACTGGAACAATTCATCCAAGCGAACCAACCCAATGCGTTGTTTTTGCTACCAGTGCCTTGAAACTACTTCACTCAATTGACAACTCAACATACTTCAAAAAAACAGATAAATATAATAGCAATAAGATGTCAGATGAACAAATTATAGGCTTATTGCAATCTCGTAGATCTTTAGATCTTACAAACTTGTTTAAAAATACAACAGAAAAAGAAAAAATGGCAGATCTAATCATAAAATATAAAACATATATTTCTCATGTCGATGTTGAAGATTTGATTTATCATGCAAAAGATAAAGACAAAATGGCAAAAATGATTATTCAAAAAACCCCAGAATTTACAGATAGTAATGTTTCATATATGATCTCACTCGTAAACGATAAAGATAAAATCATAGAATTGATTATTGATTATAAAACAAAACTTACTGATAATAATGTCGAAAATTTTCTTCAATATGCAACTGATAAAGACAAGATGGCAAATCTTCTTATAGAAAGATTACCAGAAATGACTTATAAAAATATGATCAATATTCTAACTTATGCAATTGATAAAGACAAAATAGCAAAAAAATTAGGAGAAGATAATATAAGTAGACTTAATTGGTTTTCTATCACACTTTTACATGAAAAAGTTCCAGAAAAAGATAAACCAAAAATAATACAAATTATAGAAAAATATCATAAAAATAAAAATGAAAAAATTAAAGAGTTTTTAAAGCATGAACAGGATTCTTTGCCCATATATCCCACTGACCATTTTCAGTAGCATTGAAATAAACTTCAGAAGCAGACACAATTTCTTTATTTTCTGAATCATCAATGGCATGAAACCATGGTGCATCTTCATTGAATGGATTATAAGTAATCTTTACCATACCGCTTGTATCATTATTAGTAGGAACAACTTTTCCAGAAACACCAGCAATTAAAGTTCTTTTATCTTTTTCCATAATTTGTTTGGCACCAGATTCCGATGTTTGAAAAAAAATAGGTTCCGACAATCTTACTTCATTTGTATATTTGCCAGCCAATCCTTTTTTTCTACCGCTTGGTGTAGTTTGATAAATACCAATCATGCCATTTAAACCCTGAATTTTATGAGTTCTATTAGTGTGAAACCAGAGTCTTTGTCCTACTAAATCATTAGCATCAACATAACCTTCAACGGGTTTTCTAGAATCATAGTAATCTTCATTAATATCACGCACTTTTACATATTCATAAAAAGATTTCATTTTGTACCTTAATTTTTTGAAAAATATATTTTAAACAATAACTACCAACCTCTACCAATTCCCTGTGTAGCCATCTGAAAATATGGATTGTTAAATGGCATGTATCCACTTGGTGTCACATACCTATTCCAGTTATTGTTGTAACCATAATTGTAGTTGTTGTAGTTGTTGTAACCATAGTTTCTATAACCATAGTTATTGTAATTGTAGTTGTTGTAATTGTAACCATAATTGTTGTAATATCTAACTTGTGGATAAACAACAATGAACTGTGCTTCAGCAACACTACTAATACCCAAAAACATAACCAAAAACAAAATTAAAGACTTCATTTTAAATCTCCATTGAAAGTTATTATATCTATTAAATGAATCCTATTTTTTTAATACTTCAATTACACTTTCACACACACCATCGTAATCACTCTTTAAATCAGTTACCTTACCAATCCATGTGTCATCTTGAAATTCACGCATCCAATGAGGAGTTGGTAATTTAACCTCACTTCCTATCCTTACTGGTTTATCACATATGTAAGTATATTTGTTATTTACTTGTATTTTTTTAACCACAAGTTTCTTTGCCATTTTAATTTCCTTGTTTTGTGTAGATGGCGACAATATTCCAGATTCTCTTTTAACTTTAGAGCCAGCACCATGAACGAAGTGGTAAACCATTCCAGTAGTCCACATTTTCCCACTAGCTGTTATCATTCCTTCTGCATTTAATTGATTAGCAACCCATTGCAAACTGGGCTTAGTGCCATTTTTCTTTCGCATAAGTTTTCTGATTCGCATAAGAACACTTTGATTGTTAAAGGCTTTTCGTCCTTCGCATTTGCCCGTTTCTTTTCGTTTTCTTTCCCTCGAAACTCGCAATCTTGCAACAGTGTTCCTTCTGTCAAATTCCGCTATTGCCCCTGTAAGCTGTCGCATTAGAATTGCAGTTGGTGATTCTGAATTTGCTAAGTCTTCACCAGTTTCAGCAGAAATGACTTTCCAACCTGCTCTACTAAAATGCCGAATGATTAATTCGCCTTCAATGAGATCCCTTGCAAGACGATCAGCTTTTTCCACAACGAAAATTCCAGCAGGATAAATGTTTGCAAGTAATTTCGATAATTCTGGTCGATCAGCAAACGCTAAAGTTCCACTTACACCAAGATCTTCAATCCATTCGCTAATTCGTTGTTTGTTCTTTTTTGCCCAAGACTCTATGACTCGATGTTGTCGGGGTACGCCATCTTGATCATTTCCATGTTGCCCATCGCCACTTACCCTGCAATAACCGATAATTCTTGGTTCCATGTTCATTTCCTGTTAGGAATAACACAATTAATTTAATTTAAAATATAACAAAATTTTTATTACACACAAGACTTATTTCCCGATTAAACTCACATAAATACCTTATGAACTTTAAAGAATGGCTAATATCTGAAGAAATTTATGCTCAAAATAAGACTGCAACTGTCTATCATAGGACAAATGTTGACTCTGTATCAAATATACTCACATCTGATTTCAAATCAGGAGCAGGTAAAGGTTGTTGGTATGGTTGTGGTCTTTATACTACTTATAAAATAGAAAGTCAATTTACCGATTATATGAAAATGTATGGCGAAACATTAGTCAAATTTAAAGTAACAGACCTTGACAAGTACCTCATATTTGAATTATCTGAAGCAAAAAAAATCCATGGCAATGATTACAAAATAAGCAGTCAATTAAAGAAATTTGGACTACTAAACAAAGTAACTAAAGGGGAATTTGGTGGTCAAAAAGGCGACAACTTAAAACACTACGATGAACTACAAGAAAAAGAAACCTATTCGGCAATTTTAGCAAAAAAATTCTACGACCAAAATGATTGGATAGAAAAATCAATTAAAGGAATTATCTATTATGGAGCAAATGATGGCTACTGCTTAGTTAAATATCAACCAGTTAAAGATGAAACAATAACAATGTTGGGTTATGCGGTTGCAGAAGCAGATGCAAACGATGAACAAAAAATGAAAGATCTAAAGAGTAATATTGGCTGGATTACCTCCACCGATAAGGCAAGTATGAAAAGTATTTATAAATCACCAAACAGAGAAAAATTTTCATTTGGTTACAATTACGAAATCGGTAAAAGCATTTTTAATAAATTGTTAAATTCTAAAAATTTAGAAGCAGTAGCAAAATATTTAGGATCAAATCTAAACGAACTTTCTGATTTTGATGTCAGTCTTTTGATTAAAAAGTCAACAGATAAAGACAAAATGGCAGAAGTAATCATAAAGTACAAAACAAAACTTTCTGATACTAATGTTAAAGTTTTTCTTAAAAATTCAACTAAACAAAACGAAATAGCAGAACTAATTGTAAAATACAAAACAAAACTTTCTGATACAAATGTTGTTGATTTGTTACAAACTACAACAGACAAAGATAAAATAGCAAAACTAATTATAAACAAAAAAACAAACTTTTCTAGCACTATAATCCAACTTTTACTTTATAGTGCATCCGATAAAGATAAAATAGCAGAAGCAATTATAAATAAAAAATTAGAACTTTCTTATCAAAGTGTTTATGATCTGCTTATAAATTCAATAAACAAAGATAAAATAGCAGAACTAATTATAAAACACAAAACAGAAATTTCTGATGCCGATGTTATTACTTTACTTCGACATACAATAGATAAAGAACAAATAGCAAAACTATTAGGAACAGATAATATAAACAAACTTTCTGATCAGAACATTATAAATTTACTTGATTATGAAAAAGACCAACCAAAAATGGCACAAATACTAAATAAATACCACACAAATAAAACACCAAAAATTCAACAAGTAATCAATCAATACCTAACTCAAACAATAGCTGCAAAGTAAACTATGAAATTTAAACAATGGCTAATACTAACTGAAAAGATAATGATAAAGGATCAAGAATTTCGTGATCCCCTTCTCGCACTACAACATATTCAAAAAACTCATCCCAATCCAGAAAACCTTGTCGTAACTTATACCGCAATCGATAAAGTTGGGATCAATCCAAAAAGCGAATATAAAACACCAATCGGAATTTATTTTTATCCATTAAATTATGTCATTGAAAATGAAATGGATGTTCCATTCGCAGGAGATCAACCTTATCTCAATGTCTGCGAATTCACAAGACCACAAAAAATATTACATATGAATCCTAGTGATGAAGAACAAAAAGGTATGGATATACTTTATAGTGGTAATGTTTTCTCGCTCAAAAAAGTTTACGAGGCTGAAGATAAAATAAAAAAAGATGAATATAATCTTCGTAGCAATTATTCTATGCTATGGCTTGTAACAAAAGCAATCGCAAATGACAAACCATCAGAATGGAACTCTAATCTTAGAAAATGTGGTGTCGATGGATTCGTAGATCATGGAACTGGCACAATCCACCCTCAAGAATCAACTCAAGGTGTGGTATTCGCAAAAGATGCCTTAAAAGTCTTATACTCTATCGACAATAATATCATCGATAAAAATAAAAAAGGACAAATTGTCAAAAGAGAAAAATACAACCCAAATAAAATTTCTGACCAACAACTGGATGCAATTCTTCAATCTCATAGAAATATTGAAGGAGTTCTAAAAAATACAACAGATAAAGACAAAATGGCAGAACTAATCATCAATAAAAAAACAAATCTTTCTGATAATGATATTAAAAATTTGGCCTTTTATACAACAAACGAAGGTAAAGTTAAAATTGCAGAACTAATCCTAAAGAAAAAAACAAACCTTTCTGATGATAATGTATTGAAACTTCTTGGATATGCAGGTAGTCATAATGATCATATAGCACAATTAATTGTAAATTATAAACCAGAACTTTCTGATAATGATGTCAGACATTTGACTTTATATTCAACCTATCCAGAACCAATTAAAAAACTTATAATAAATAAAAAACCCAAAATATCTTATAAAAATATTAAAGATCTTATTCATGATATTAAACCAATTTATGCAAAAAAAACAATAGAATTAATTATTGCTAAAGAATCAAAATTCTACGAAAGCAACATTATCGACTTAATTCGTTATGTGTTTGAAAGATATGACAAAGCAATGATAGAATGGATTGTATCTAAATTAAAAATATCTCCTCTCATTGCTTATTATCTATTTCACTATACAACCGATAAAAAAGAAATGGCAAACCTAATAACAACATACCACGGAAATACACCAGAAATACAAGAGCTAATCAATAAATACTTACCTCAAACACAAGCTGCAAAGTAAATCATGAACTTTAAACAAATTATAAAAATTTTATAGGAATATTATGAATAATTTAACACATATTTTTTGTGGAAATTACGGTGGAGGAACTTCATTTACCGCTAATTATTTGACATATTGCGGCTTTCCTTGTTGCCATGAAATGCTACATTATAATCCAGTTACTTCAATTTGGAATTACGGACCAAATGGAATGATTGAATATGATGGAATTCCATTATACAAAATAGCAAAAGGAGAAAGTAATTACACTGCTATGGAATATTGTAACTATGAACCTATTTCAAAATTGCCCATAGTTCTAATTTATAGGAATCCAATTTCTGTTTTAAATAGTCATTTGTGCATTCAAATTAATCATGGAGAAGTTTTTGATGTTAATTCTGCTATGGAAAATTTGATTCAAAGATATCAGAAAATTCAAAACCATACAAGAGTTGAACTTAAAATAAGAATAGAAGATCAACTCGAAATTTTATGTGATTATCTTGGCATTCAATATAAAAAACCAGTTGATATCAATAGCAAAAAACATGTTCGTGGAAGAACAAAATTTGAACATAAAGATTTCATAAAATACAAAAATTATTCAAAATTTAATGATTTTTGTCTATCGATAGGGTACTCAGTTACTGTTTAAATATTTAAACTGGTAAAATATTACACAAAGAAAACACCAGAAATACAAGAACTAATCGATAAATACTTAACTCAAACAATAGCTGCAAAGTAACCCAATGAACTTCAAAAACTGGATTGAAAACAGAGAAGATAAAAAAGTATCCTACTCTGCCATTGTCTTAAACCAACAAAGCCATGAAAAATTATTGGATGAACTTAAAGAATATATACCAGAAAATTGGAAGACTTTTGCTCACCATATGACTATCAATTTGGGAAAACTTAACCCACCAGAAGATTCTCTTATCAACCAAGAAGTTAATCTAATAGCATCGGAAATAGGAATAAGTAATATGGCTATTGCCGTTAAAGTAAATGGATTCAAAAGCAATAACAAAATACCTCATGTAACTATAGCAGTTAATACACTCGCTGGAGGTAAACCAGCTATGAGCAATGATATTACTGATTGGCATCCAATCCAAAATATCAAACTAACAGGAACAGTATCGGAAATCACCAAATAATAACTACCAACAATTGTGAAGATACTTTGAATAATACTCAACAACATAACATATTCTAATTTAACTAATGTAAATATTGTATGACAGATGCAATCATTATATCTGATATTCACCTAGGTAGCGATAATTGCCAAGCTAAAGATCTAAACCACTTTCTTGATAATCTACCAACTACCAAAAAACTTATACTCAATGGTGATGTATTCGACTCTTGGGATTTCAGAAGACTCAAAAGTAGCCACTTCAAAATACTAGCAAAACTAAGACACCTATCCACTCTAATTGATGTAATCTGGATTCATGGTAATCATGATGGCCCTAGCGAAATAGTATCTCACCTACTAGGATCTAATGTACATGAAGAATATATTTTTGTATCAGGTGACAAAAAAATCATATGTACCCATGGCGATAAATTTGATGACTTTATAACCGACTACCCAATAACAGTAGCAATAGCAGATTACCTATACCACTTCCTCCAAAAACTTGATAACGATTTCTATTGGGCCAAATTAGCTAAAATGAGTAGCAAAACTTTTTTGAAATGTATCGAAAAAGTTAAAGCCAAAGCAATTAAATATAAAGATAAAATGAAATGTGACTTGATCTGCGTTGGACATACACATTGCCCAGAAGCAAATAACGGAACTTACTTCAACTCAGGATGCTGGACTGAAAAAACACCAACATTCTTGTTAGTCAATAATGGCACTATTACATTGGAAAAATATGAAGAAAATTATACTAGTATCTGATACCTCCTACCCAGATGTCAATGGAGTTGCTACCACCATAAGCAACTATCAAGCTAACATCAAAGAATCATGCCTCTTGTCAAGCCATGAATTCAAATCATTTAACTGCCCTTTCTCCAATGATGTTAAACTCGCTTATAATGTTAAATTTGATAAAGACCTATTCACTGGTAACTTCGCTGTACATATCTTTACAGAAGGCACTCTAGGACTAGCTACAAGAAATTTCTGCTTGAAAAATGATATCAAATTCACCACATCTTACCTTACTATGTTCCCAGAATATATAAAGTCCTACACCAGTATACCACTATTCATCACAAGAACTTATTTTAAATGGTTTCATAGCAAATCATCCAAAGTACTTTGCTGCACTAATAACTTGATAAATAAAACATCTTGGCTAAATCATAACAATATGAAAGTATCTCCAAAAGGAGTAAACCTTGATTTCTTTAAATGTAAAAGCAATCCAACCAATAACAATACTGCACTATATGTCGGCAGAGTATCAAAAGAAAAAAACCTAGATGCATTCTGTCAATCTACTCTTCCTATACAAAAAATCGTGGTAGGTGATGGGCCTCTTCTTCCTTATTACAAACAAAAATATAAAGATGTTTATTTCTTAGGCAAAAAAATTGGAGATGAACTAATCCAAGCATATCATAATGCAGATGTATTTGTGTTCCCCTCTAAAACAGATACCTATGGTCTTGTTATGCTTGAAGCCCTATCTTGCGGACTACCTGTAGCTGCTTACCCAATTAATGGGGCTTTAGACCTACAAGATGAAAAAACAGTATTCTGTGATGAAATATTAGATACAGCTATCTTGAATGCATTTTCTAATTTAAATGTTCAAGAATGCAGAAAACATGCTGAACAATATAGTTGGGATATCGCTACTGATAAATTTTTGAATAATTTGATTTTTAATTAAACTTGCCCGAAGATCTTATCCAAACTTATAATAATCGTAAACCTAACCATGTGGATTACGATGAACAAAATATCTAATCATGAATTGAAAAGTAATAACTTGGCAAAGAAACTTGCTTTTTTTTATAGAAAAAACAATAACTACCCATCCTGTAACGACAATTTAAATTTATATAATTTTTTACATAAGAAAAGAAACTCCATTACTAAAATATATCCTTCAGATATAGAAGTCGCTAAAGCTCATGGTCTACCAGACGATTGGCTGTCCATTACCAATGAACAGGAATTGAAAAGTAATAACTTGGTAAAGAAACTTGCTTTATTTTATAGAAAAAATAATGATTACCCATGCTACAAAAAAAATTCAAATTTATATTATTTTTTACATAATAAAAGAAGAGTCTTTAAAAGTAAATCCATTAAAAGTAAATCTAAAATATATCCTTCAGATATAGAAGTCGCTAAAGCTTATGGACTACCAGACGATTGGCTGTCCATTACCAATGAGTTTCAAAGTAACCAAAAAATAATTAAAATAGCACAATATTTTAAAAAACATGGAACTTATCCTTCTAGAAAAACATTATTAGGCACACACTTATCTAGCAAACGATCCAGTCAAGGTAAAATATATCCTTCAGATATAGAAGTCGCTAAAGCTCATGGTCTACCAGACGATTGGATGTTACTAATTGATCGTGAATTTGAAAGTAACGAAAGAATAAAAGAACTTGCACAAGAATTTGTAAGACTTGGAGATTATCCTAATCGCAATACTAAACTCGGACAACTATTAGCATTTAAAAGACACATATATAAAAAATATACAAATGGTATAAAAAATATTATTTGGTATCCTTCAGATATAGAAGTTGCTAAAGCTTATGGTTTACCAGATGATTGGATGCTGCTTATTGATTTTGAAAAGGAAAGTAATCAAAAAGTAATTGAAATAGCACAATACTTTAAAACACATGGAACTTATCCTGATTACACTTGTAAAATTGGAGTTTCATTATCAAATAAAAAAAGAATGTATAAAAAACACACTAATGGTATGAAGCATGATTTAAAATGGTATCCTTCAGATATAGAAGTCGCTAAAGCTCATGGTCTACCAGATGATTGGATTATCAATAATAATTTTGAATTAGAAAGTAACCAAAAAGTAATTGAAATAGCACAATACTTTAAAACACATGGAATTTACCCCAATAGTAGCACCATGCTTGGAATATTTCTAAATAATAAAAGACAATCATTTAAACAACGCAATAACGATACTTTTACTAATTTAAAATGGTATCCATCAGATATAGAAGTCGCTAAAGCTTATGGACTTCCTGATGATTGGGTTATAAGTAAATGTTTCGAATTAGAAAGCAATCAATCAATAAAGGAAATAGCACAATACTTTAAAACACATGGAATTTATCCCAATGGTAACACCATACTTGGAAGATTTTTAAACAATAAAAGACACTCATTTAAATACCGCAATAATGGCACGAAAAGTAAAAACAAATGGTATCCCTCAGATATGGAAGTTGCCAAAGCTCATGGTCTGCCAGATGATTGGATTATCAATAATAATTTTGAATTAGAAAGTAACCAAAAAGTAACTAAAATAGCACAATACTTTAAAACACATGGAATTTATCCCAATGGTAAAATTGGGATTGGGAGATTTTTAAATAATAAAAGACAATCATTTAAGCACTATACCAATGGAACTAAATCAAAATTAAAATATACATGGTATCCATCAGATATAGAAGTCGCTAAAGCTCATGGTTTACCAGATGATTGGATGCTGCTTATTGATTTTGAAAAGGAAAGTAATCAAAAAGTAATTGCACTCGCACAAGAATTTAAAAAAATCGGAAACTACCCAGACAATTATTTTTCAAATGGAAGACTGTTAAGCACTAAAAGACAAGCATTCAAACACTATACCAATGGAACTAAATCTAAGTTCAAATGGTATCCATCAGATATAGAAGTCGCTAAAGCTCATGGACTACCAGATGATTGGATGCTAATTAAAAAACAAAAATCATCATTAGGAGAAAGAAAAACAAATTTTGTACTCCAAAAATTTAACATTAAACCAATACAACAGTACAGACATAAACTTTGTGTCAATAAATTGTGCCTACCTTTTGATTTCTATTTCAATAAAGATAACTTACACTATTTCATAGAATACAACGGAGAACAACATTATCAACCAATCTACGGAAAAACACAAATTATAAAAGAAGAACATTTAAAATATGTTCAAACAAACGACCTCATAAAATTAAACTTCTGCAAAAAATATAACTACCCACTTTTAGTCATACCTTATTGGATCAAAGATTTCGAAAACCTTATATCTGAATTCCTAAAAACTACACAATTCGATCCTACATTCGCTCAACCAACAATAATAAACCAATAAAACCTAAAAACAATCTTGACAACTATAAACAATTATTGTTATACTTATATTGTTATTTTATAAAATACCATTAACATAATGAGCTAACCCACAATGAATGAATCAAATATTACAGAACAACAAAATAAAGAAAAAGTCATCCAAATTGCTCTAAACCTTAAAACACATGGAAACTATAACCCAATTAATACCAATATCGCAAAACTCTTAAAAGCTAAAAGAAAAGCATATAAAGAATTCAAAGTGTAATCTTTTCCTAGAATGGATTATAATACCTGTAGACATGCCTTACTGGAATCCTTACAAAATCTTCAACTCCTCTTCTGTTTACAGTATTACATAATTTTCTCACACGATGGCATTCATGATCTGGCATCACAAAACCACTTGATGTCATAATAATACCCATACCCAAAAATTCTTTACCACAATCATTGGATGCCATCAGAAGATATTTCATCGGTATAAGCAAAACTTCAGACTCATCATTTTTTACCATAAAGAAAAATCCGTCTTTTGTATGCTTCTCTGCATACTTAAGTTTTCTAATAGGTATATCAATCCCACTTTCTATAAATGACCAATTCTTCTCAGACTTCACTTCAGCTTCTACATAGATCGTTTTATTTTGTAATGGAAAGAAAACACGAATGTCTGGCTTGGTGTAGTCATGCTCATTATTTTCGTCTACATCGTTAATGTAAGACTCACCACCAAGCATTTTAAAAAATTTCATCGCTAACTGCTTGCCCTTGTTATCAAAAGCATCAGATCGTGAAGAATTGAACTTTGCCATCAACTTTCCATCTTTTTCATATGTACTCATGCCTTTTATTATAAAATGAAATAATCTTAAATTGCTATACCAATTCTTACTCATTTGTAAATCTTCAGTAATACCTTCAGCTTGAGTAAACCTATAATTTTGAGTAATACCTTCAACTTGAGTAAGGTATTAATTTTGAGTAAACCTTCAATTTGAGTAACCCTATTATTTTGAGTAAACCTTCAATTTGAGTAACCCTATTATTTTGAGTAAACCTTCAATTTGAGTAACCCTATTATTTTGAGTAATACCTTCAGCTTGAGTAAGGTCTTAAGCTTGAGTAATACCTTCAGCTTGAGTAATCCTATAAGTCTGAGTAATACCTT